CCTTATATAGAGGTGCTTAAATCTCTAGGTGACAGGTTCGCTGCTAAGGCTATGGCATTGGGCGACTCGCGTAAGTTTGGATACGATATACCGGCACCTAAAACTCTAGTCGTACAAGTTGAACTTAACGGTATTCGCCTTATATGGGAAAGAGACGGGCTCTCTGTAAATGAGGGCCTTTTGCTTTCTTGGGCTGAATTGGAGGCATTATGAAGGTAAAGCAGGGTCATACAAAGTGGACAGCGTACACTGTCAAAGATCCGGATCAACACTACTCGAACATGGACATGTATAAGGGATTAGTTGTGGCCTTCGTTCAACCTTGTTTCGTGACGGCTGTAAGAGGCAACACAATTCACTATACTTGTGGTCGTACTAGCTATAGGTGCGGCATAGCTTTCTGGCAAAGGCAACTGCAACCAACCTATAGGAAGGCTTTGGCAAAGGCCCGCCTGCTGATAGACGAGGAGACTTCTGGTGGATGATATCTCTAAAGAGATGCCTGAGGCATTTGCGGACTACGTTTGCGTGGACCTCAGTAAACTAAATCCAAAGGGAGGTAGTTCTCGCGCTCGAAACATTAGCATAGAGTACGAAGTCCATCATGAGGAAGAGCATTATCTACGGGCCTTAGGTAGATATGTTTTAGCCCAAAGAGAAGAGTACCTAAAGGCGGGACAAAGTTCTGATTGGGTTGACAAACCAAAGACAATTAAGCTCGCACGTGACCTAGAGATTCACAATGTAAGGAGCATCCTGGATGCTAGTATAAACCACATGCCTCTCAACTATTTGGCTGATCCTAAGAGTGTGTCCCAGAAGGGCGTAATAGTTCGAGTAACCTATAGCGGGTTCTACGTATCATGACACTCTTTAAATCCAAATTCTTTAAACCCAACTCTAGGGAACTAGTTGTACCACCAAGTCTGGCAGACTTCGTTAGTTTGGAGACCGAGCCTCATTACCTTGATGGTCCTCTATCTACCATCGTGTATGATGTCCTTGCTCCAGAAGAAAATCCATATGTGAAGGCCCTCCAGGAACTAATACAGGTCATTATTCAACCACCTAGTTTTGGTGATCGCATCGACTACCAATGGGTTTTCTTGCCCAAGAAAATCAGGCTCTCCTCAAACCTAGAACTCCGGTATGTCAAATACATATCCCTCTTAGAGTTTTACTCAACCGAGTATCATACACAAAAAGTAACCCTACAGTATAAGTGCTACCTGCCTATTCGAAAATAAGGACAACCTATGGGCCTACTGTCTCTGTTCAAAAACAAAAAATGCGGATGGTTTAGGAGTTGCCAATTCGAGCCCCGTTATGACTACATACCTCCGACTGGACTAAGCGTCCAAGGCATCTCCATGGAGAATGCCGTTCAATTGCTAACAAAGCGCATATACGTTTGTGATGTGTGCGTGAAATGCGGTGAGACCAACACAGAGTCTACTCGATTAGTTAAGTATGAAGATGCGGCTAAGGACGTAATAACCAAAATCAAGAGAGGCCTATGAACTACACTCATTTCATCTTTGGTAAGTACAAGGGGCATCTTATCGACCAGGTGGCCGAACAAAATCCAAAGTATGTACTGTGGGCCCACAAGAACGTAACGTGGCTAAAGGGTAAGATAGCAAAGGAGACTTTGGATAAAGCTTACGTCAATAGTACAGAAAACGAATCAGAGCGAGCAACCGCCAATGAGGAAGTTTACGGCGTTGGACTTGATGCATGGGGATATTACTAACATATGTTACACCATACATATTGCATCTCGTAGAATTTAATAGCGTCAGTGAAAACTCCTTTGGGAGGTTGAGATGCTACATAATTGCCGTAACTGTAAGTATGCAATATGGGAGAAATCGATAAGTGGCCGACAACTCTACCACAAACCTGGACGCTGCGTTTACCAGGTTCAAGTACCCGCTGTTCCTCTTTCTTTTATTCGACTTCATTCTAGTGCTTTACAAACTCTTTCACAGCCGCGTATTGTAGCTTCCACAGCAAACACTGACATTGGATGTGATGTCTGGATGGGAGTAGAAAAATGAATAAAGCAATATTGAACTTGCCTTTCGATAAGGCAATGGGTACCGAACGAGAGAGACGCCAGTTCTACGAGGCAACCCAGGAGTTGATGACTGAATCTCTAGAAATTAGCCGTGAACTCCTTGATCTCAAGCAGGCAATTATGGAGACGAACGCTGATCGGTACAAGTTCATTCGCAAACAAGAAGGGGTAACGTTGATCGTGCAAGAGAATGGGGATTCTTTTGTACCAGAGACACCACAACATGTGGATGCAGCAGTCGATAAGCTAAGGGCTACCAAGGAGAAAACATGATTGAGTTAAATGCTGCTACTCGTTTGTCAGCTGGTAAAAACGTCGATGACTTGAAAAGAGAGTTAGACGATATAGAGGAAAATATAGAAGACCTGAAAGAAGAAATTCAAGACTCTGACGATAACGATACCATTGATGACTTAAAGAGCGAGTTGAAAAGCCTTACAAAACAAAGGGACGCCTTGAAAGAAGCCATACGTAAAGCCCAAAACTAAAAGGAATTACATGGAAACTCTAGCAGATATCCGGAATGAAAATCCAGAACAGTTTGATGCCCTAATCCGGGCATCTATACATGAAGCGGCAGCCCTAGTGGGCCCGCAGGTTGTTATAGAAGCCCTAGTAGGTGAATAATATGGGTCTAAGAATTCAAGCGGTAGCCAGACTTAGGGCTGGCCGTGAAACAGGCAGAGGGGCAGGTGCTGTGTTCTACTGTCCGGCTACAGGTAGATTCCTTTTGGTTAAACGTAGTGATCGTGGTGATGATCCTGGTACATGGTGCTGCCTCGGCGGCGGTGTCGATGACGACGATCCGTCCTTCGAGCACACGGTTCTACGGGAAGCCCAGGAAGAGGCGGGCTTTAGTGGTGAGTGCGACCTGCATTTCATGTACGTTTGTGAGCAGCCTGACTTCTCCTTCTATAACTACTGTGCCGTGGTTCCTGAGGAGTTTAAGCCTCGCCTAAACGACGAGCACACGGAATATCAGTGGGTTGCTAGAGAAGATTTTCCGGAGCCAATGCATGAGGGATTTATGGAAGCTCTCAATTCCGATAGTGGGCAATCAGTGTTGAAAAGGTTAGGAGCATTATAATGCTAGTTATATACCACGCAAACTGTACCGATGGGTTTGGTGCAGCGTTCGCGTTTTACAAACGCTTTGGTAAGAGTCCTAATGTGGAGTTAGAGTTTCATCCAGGTGTATATAACCAGGTGCCCCCAGATGTCAAAGGTAAGGATGTTTATCTAGTTGACTTCTCTTATCCAAGGGAAGTCATATCGGCTATGTGTAAAGAGGCTTCCTGGGTTACTGTCATCGATCACCACAAGACGGCTATCGAGGGACTAGCAGGTTTGGATGACGTAGAAACAAACCTAAGCCTACACTTAAGTACCGATCATTCCGGTGCTATGCTGGCTTGGAACTACTGCTTCCCCACAGTCTCACCGCCAACATTATTGGACCACATAGAGGACCGAGACTTGTGGCGCTTCAAGCTGCCCGGCACTAGGGAGATTATAGCAGCCCTATACAGCTACCCCTTCGATTTTGAAGTGTGGTCGGAACTAAATACAAGCGCTCTTTATTCTGATGGGATTCCTCTTCTAAGGTCAGATAGAAAGCGAATGGAAGACCTGCTGAAACAACCAGAGCGTAGGACCCTCATAGGTGGCTATAATGTGAGAGTCGTTAATGCACCGCCCTACTTGGCATCTGAAGTTGGTCACTTACTTTGTGATGGGGAGCCTTTTGCAGCTACTTATTATGATGGTCCACATCATAGGCATTTCAGTTTGCGCTCTGCCAAAGATGGTTTAGACGTAGAAGCCATAGCCCAGCAGTATGGTGGCGGTGGGCATTATCATGCATCGGCCTTCAAGGTTCCTCTACCCGAGGTGCTTCTATGATTGATTCGCAGATCCTCACTCTGACGGAATTTCGCAGCATCATAGAGTTCTTCAAAACGCACTACGGTCCCCCAGGTGACCTTCAGCGTCAGGTGAACGAAAGCCTATCAATAAGGTGGGACCATCCTGAGGCCACGATTGTTTTAGTTTGCACTAAAGACCACGTAGTGGTTGTGACTCTTAAGTTACCAGATTCTCCTCTTATAATTCTAGAGGCGGAGACCCTCAATGATCTTAAGAGCAAGCTCAAAGAGTATGACTGGATACTCAACTTGAAATGATCCGCACTCTTCTAGACAACATGTGGGTATCGCCGTATGCTGATGGACGAACGTGGTATGTGTTGACTCCGTTCGCTTATTCTTCGAATCTCCTTGCAGGTAAGGTATTCGTGGTACCCACAGGCTTCACGACGGACTTCTCGTCTATGCCTCCTCTGCTATGGCACCTCATCCCCCGGTGGGGCGGCTATAGCAAGGCCCTAATAATGCATGACTATCTGTATTATTGGCAGGCATTGAATCGAGAGCTAGCAGACAAGCTCTTTATGGAGGCCTTAGAGAAACTAGAAATACCACCGCTTTATCGACTACTCTTCCGCGCCTGTACCTTATTATGGGGCGGTATAGCGTGGTCCAGACTTAGGAGACAGAAAGCACGGGGCTATATCAAGATAGCCTACCAACCTCCCGCTAGTTGCCTATCCTTACCAGGTAAGTAAATAACATGGATACTTTGATCATTACCACTCCCGCAGGGTCTTTGATCGCGCTTCCTGTATCGTCTGTACTCGAAGCGCATGTATTTCCGCAGTTTGTTTATGACCCGCACGAAACGACTTATGAAAGGTCACTCCGTTGGCAAGCAGAGCACCGTAAACTGTTTGAAGCTCAGGAACAGTTTATCCTTAATGCGGCGGCTTCCGCTTATATTAGAGCCCACGACGCGCCCTCTAAATCCCTAAAGCATGAAACAGAAGAGGTACTATCGAGACTAGTATTCGACGGGCGCCTCCAGTATGCCACAATACGAATAAATAAGCGGGCTCTAAAAGTAGAGTACGCATATACAACAAATTCAAAAGAGAGGAGACTAACTATTCATGGATACCGCAACCCTTCCTCCCTTTAAACTCTATAAGTCGCACCCAGAGTTTAACGTAATTGGTGACCGTGTAAGGGCCCTAGATTTACCATTGGGCTGGCGTAGGTCTTACTCGGAAAAGTCGATTGTTCTTACTAGTCCCAATCGAAGCAAGGTTGTGAAAATAGACGTGTCGCGTACCGTCTATTTAGACCACGTGAGTAAGACTGGAGTGAAGTCGCATAAGTACAATTGCATAACCGTAGAGAAGGCGTGGTCACAGTTTCTATCGATCTTGAAAGACATAAATGAGTTTGAAATCCAAGGCTAAAGCCGCTAAGACTAGGGCACATAAGAAGCTTATGGCAACCCAAGAGGTTCAGAAATTAGAACGCAATGCCGAGAGACTAAAGTCTATGACTGGTGGTTTTGCCATAGACAAAAGGCAGAGCAAGAAAGAAGTCCAGCCTGTTCTATATAGGAACTATCAGGGGTTTGTTGAAGGTTCCCCTGATCCTGTGTATGTAGCCAAGTCGGTACCTCAGTATACCGAGGACATGGCTCTTCGTGAGCAGGCTGCACGTGACCAAATTAAAGAGCGGGAGAAGTTAGTTATGCCCCTGTTTAATAAAGGTGGTCTCCAACTACCGACTGAAGCGGACTTGGCAGCCTCAAAACGCGGAGAGCTTAAACGACGATGATCACCGATACCTCTAAGGTTCAGGTAATTTACAATCCAGACGGTAGACCTGGCTTTGTCGTCATACCATATGATGTGTATGTAGCCAGTCAGAAGCATTTGGACCGCCCTCATCTCCCCCAAAATGTAGTGTCGCTTATGCTGAGCAAAGGCTGGACCGGCATTCGTGCTTGGCGTGAGCATCTAAATTTTACTCAGCAGGAGATTGCTGATTTGCTCGATATTAGCCAAGCAGCCTTTGCCCAAATGGAAGTCTCGAAAAAGCCTAGAAGGTCAACAATGGAGAAGGTTGCTAACGCATTTGGACTTCAACTTGAGCTATTGAGCACCTGCTACAACTTGTTATATGAAAGGCCAAATGTAGGGGAGTGAATTGAAATCAGTAACCACAATAATAGACACCATAGAGACACCTGAACTAGGTGTTATTGTTCCCTATGAAGAGCCAGCAGATAGGGAGGAAGATCCAACGGAGACCGTAGTAAAAGTGGTTAAAAGGAGACCGAAGGGGCAGGCCAAAAGAGATAGTGAGGCCCGTCACTATATAGAAGACATTCAGTTCATGAAGATGAGGAATATAAGTTTAGAAGACCTGTGAAGTACCGAGGGCGCTCTCGGGCAGGCCGGCGAGGTGTGGAGAACTAAATCTCCACGCCTCTTTTTTTGGCTTCCACGCTAAATTTTATAGCGTAATAAGGAGGCCATATGCCGATAAAATCACACACGAATAACCGTGTGCTGCCCGCTAATGCGCGGGCAGCCGATGTGGCCACCAAAGCCATATACGAAATACTTCCCGCCCAACAAATGCGGACCTACAATGCCTTTCGTGTTCAGGGCTACCAAGGTCTGCTCTACAATCGCCTGCAACAGGGCCGCAAATGCACCTGCCAGGCATCCCAGAAACAACTCAATAGCCGCTTAGACAGGGACGGTAAAGCCACAGTAGGTGCAATCAATCAATTGCTTACTGGCAGCGCCACGTTCGATGTATCCCCCTACGGCTCCACACCTCACCGCGACAGTCCCTTTACCAACGAAGTCTCACCACTAGCACCTGTCAATCCGTTTCAGGGTGTTTTCGACGTTGTGGGCACTGATCTTCACGATCATCCTAGCACTCGGATTTCCGATGAACCTACCTTCGGCGACAATGGCCCTCTAGATCCTATGGTGGACATAGAGCAACTGGTAGGCGACTTCGATGCGGCCCACCTAGGCTTCACCGACGTTACGTGTGGCGTTTGCTTTGGCACAGGCTTCGTCGGTGGCTACGCACCTTTCCATGGTCAGCGGATCATTCTGACACCCGCAGATGTTAACCTAGGCCTATCGACAATCGATTACACAGCAAAGCCTTGGTCCGCTACGACAGAGCAGTCCTTCTCGGTATCGTTGGTCTTACCGTTGGGTGCCCTTGGCTTAGACTCGCTTAAGCTTTGGAATGGGTACAGGCCTTGCGTAGCAAATTTTAGTGTAGATGGCACACCAATAGCCAACGACATCCAGATCCTGAAATATTGCGATGGGCGAGTCCATACTCTGGAGGTTACTGCCCCAGAGACAAAGTGGACCCATCTAGAACTTCAGCTCGCGCTTTCTGTCGAAAGCCCATACTTCGAGTTTCCCAAGCTAACTAAGGGCTCTGATACTTCTCTCCTAGAGCAATTAGAACCATTCCAGATAATAATGAGCCCAAATGTCCCTTCAGTTCGTCCTGAGGATGTCATAGTGGAATCCACATTCGGCAAGACGTTGATCGTGCAGAATAGTAATTGGTGGAATACTAGAAAGCAGGATGTACTCGGTTGGGAATGCAATGTACGGGTAATTCAACCTCAGGAGCTTTATCGGATTCTACCAGCAAGGGGGAGGGTCCAGACAAAGAGCAGAACAACAAACGCGGTACACGACAATATCATAGGCAATAGGACTTAATATGAAAGACAAAAAAGTTGATCTTCCAAAATTCCGCTACCTGGAGGACTACAATCGATACATCAAGGAGCTGAATGAGGAACTGAAGGAGATATCTGATCTCGTAAAGGTTCAACAAAGGGCACTGGCCTCCGTGTTCAAGGCCTCTACTTCTATACGGGCCTCTGTTGTCTTCGATGTTACCCCTACTGACCGTAGTGAGCAAATGAAGACTGTCCGTAAGCTCAAGACGAAAATCGATCCGGAGCTTACGAAGGTCGTGGTACCCAACGTTAAGAAACTCCAGTCTCAATACAACTTGGCCGAGGATCTGTACGAGAAACACAAGACGGTCGAAAGTATGGAGACCCAGCTAAGCCTGCAGTTTCCGGATCGCAGGGGCGAAGCCTACAATGCGACTATCACGGCATTAGCTGCTATGAAGGCAAAGATCGCAGGCCAACTCAAGATTGTTCTCCAGTTCTTGAATGAAGTGGCAGCCCAGCACGTGCCTAAGCAGTTTGTAAAGTACGTTCAGACCATTGCTGAGCTAGTTAATGAGCACGTGATCTTTAAGGACAGCCAGTCGTTCATGTATGCTTCGGTAACCGATGACGGTGATCTGGTGTTCACCAATTACTTGATGCTGGTTGACGCTATTAATGATGAGGGGTTCATTGCACCTCATCTGTATATCAGCACTCAATGGGTATTAGGTAAAGACTCGACTATCTTCGTTGATCTCAATCATGAGTACGAGGCTCCCAATAAGCTGCTAGGTTCTGGCGAATCCGTGGGTTCGGTAGGTGAAGCAGTGAAGGCTATATCCACTGCATTGGAACTCGAAAACTTTAGCTCGGCTTTGGGTGTCGTGCCTCTGGCTCTGCAATTGAAGGTCGATCCAGAGAAACTGAGCTCTGAGATATTCAGCTATCGGGATTTCATTGACAAGGTTATCGTCGATGAGAACACCATAAGCTTCAAGCTTAGAAAGCAAGCTGATAGCCCGGAACTGGTAAAGGAAATCAGCTACCAACTGTACAAAGAGCTGAAAGAGCTCCTGAAGTCCAAGAATGTACGCCTGACCATGAAGCTTAATAACGTTGCTGGTTCCCCTGTGGTGACCTTCAATGTGGTCAAGATCGCTGAAGGTGGCCAGTTCTCTACTTACGACCTGGAATTCCTACGGGACAAATTCGGTCTAAAGGAAAGTGCGCTCCGCAAGATCGCTAACATTATCAACCAACAGGGATAAGCAAATGAAAGTCAAGCTCAATGCATCGTCACGATTAAAAGCTGGTTGGTGGGATGACCTTTCAGATGCGGCTAAGAAGGCTTACAAGAAACTACATCCCAATAGTAAATTTGGGGGCGGTGGATCCTCAGGTGGCTCAAGCAAGAAAGAAGCTCTAGATAGGGCTCGAAAAGAGCATAAAGACGCTGCTGATGCCGTAGAGCAGATAGACAAGCGCCTGGGTGATCCTGATACCCGAACTGATGAACAGTGGGAAGAATACCACAATGCCCTCGACAATCTGCGGAACAAGACCAAAAATCTGAAGAAACACGGTGGCATTAAACGATTCGGCGGATTTAAATAAAATGGATAACTCTACATTTGTCTTCTTCAAGGACTACCAGACAGATACCGAGGTGGCGGCTAATATAGCGGACCTCTTAAGGTTCGGGGAGACTCTGATATCTGTAGTGCCTCAGGTAGTAAGTCCGGTAAGCACACCACCACTAGTGGTTACCCGCACTTCACCCCTGAATGATCCCGAAGTCCGTATGCTTCTTACTGGTAGCCAGGAGAACGTTAGCTACGGCTTCAAGCTTTTAATAACCACAGATGCCCGTACTTTAACGGCTTTGGTGGCTATCACTGCTACATCCAATGTTCAGGTTCCCTACACAACGGAGAACCCTAGGGCCTACGCGGATCTAGTAGATACCATCGAAGCGGGCAAGGCGGCTATTGGTACAGCTATATTCTCCTTCCCAGCTCAGGTCGATCCCTCAGGTGGATTCGTAAGCTGGGAATTCCTCGATGCTGAAGGCAGTGTTTATGCCGCAGGCAATGCGTTTGACTATACGGTGCGGTCCAACGGTGTGACCAATACATCTATAGCTAAAGCCGTCATCAACGTACCTTCATCGGTGCCCCCTTCCCTTGAGAACCAGAAATACCAACTGCGATACACGCTGGAGTTAAGCAGTGACCTAGTTCAAGAGTACCCAACCCAAAGCCGCTACTATTCCTATGAGAATGTGGTAGTCGTTGGCTTGAACACTGTACCTCTGGGAACACAGCCCTCCATAGAACTCCGAGGTGATCAGGCAGTTATGTCGATCGTGGTCGATAAGCTGTATGACAACGTATGGGTAGAACTGTATGCAGACAATACCAAATTAGGTGAGACCCGGGTTCAGAACTTTGAGCGCGTGTCCTCTGGCTATTATTTTTCGGCGCCCTTCGATACGACAAATCTTCAGGAATCGTTGGAGTCTTATACCATCGTATGGCGCTATGGGTTCTCCAATCAACCCCATCAAGTATTCAGGGAATCCGCTGCCTTGTGGATTACCACACCGACAGTCATGCAGGCCATAGAGGACGTTAAGGCCAAGATCAACAAGGCTCGCACTACCTTGTATGGTACACCTGATCTTCTGTTCCCACCGACTACGATCATGACGTGGCTACGCCGGGCAGCCGATAACTTCAATGGTGCTTACGGGGTATTCACAAGCTTCACCTTCACTAAGGCCAAAGGAGGTATTCGTGAATACTGGCTCATGTATGCCGAACTGTTGGCTATAGAGAGTCAATACCTGGCTGAAGGGGAGAAGGCTTTCGATTTCCAAGGTGCAGCTATATCGCTTAATGTTGACCGTACTGGCTTCCTGGACACGGCTGCCTCAAAGATTCAGAGCCGTTTGGACAACGAGTTCAAGCCTTTCAAACAGAATCTGGTAATCAAGGGTCAAACTGGGGGCGATGGTTCAGCCGATCCTTCAAAGCTTGCACCTGGTGCTATCGGTGCCGTTGGCATTACTATCACACCGGCATCCCCTTGGGGTCCATATCGTGTGGGCTTACCTTACCCAACTATCTTTAGGTGATTGAACCAACCATAAACCTAGGGTTAGGTCATGATTACATTAAACTCCTCTACAAGGCTCCTAGCCAAAATTAATTCCTTAGACTATGTTCACGGGATTAACCATATTTTACAGACATCCAAACCTCCTCGTAAGAGTTCTGTGGCCCAGTCAGCAGAACGCTTTAGAAATGCTCTGTATGACTACTTGGAGGGTTTTTCCGATGTAAATAGCAAATGGGCCCCATTTCTTCTGGACATAGGTTTAACTGATAAATGCCCCTCGGTTCTTTACAGGCTGGTTTTAATGCCTATTAAGGTCAAGTTGAAACCTGGTGACACGGTTAGACTAAACTCCAAGCCATTAATGTCGGCGTCTGATAGACCTTATAATGCAGTATATGCTGGGTCTAGTTATCATGCTGACATGGAAACGAGTTTAGATAATATGCAGCTTGCTCTAGTCTCCATTCAAAATCCAAAATGCATATTCTCTTTCGACACGCTCAAGGCTTTTGTAAAAGGGACGTCTGCTTATGACAGGATTGTGTACGAGAGGCTTGAGAAGGAACGAGAATACATAATCAGGGGCCTAAATGTTAAAGGTAGGATTATGTATATAACCGATAACGTGGACTATATAAGGAAAGGTAAGTATCGGTCTCTGAAGAAATTCATTAAACCAGATAAGGAGTAATCATGCTGTCCTTTCTAATCGGTGTTGTTGTAGGTTCTGCTGGCTATCGTTATCTAAGCAAGAATAATCCAGCTGTACTGGACTATTTGGTAACTAAAGCTAATTCTCTTGTTACTTGGTTTAAAGGAAAATTCAAATGATCAAACTAAATGCAGCAACTCGTATTATGGCTTCCTCTGAAATAGAGCACGTACAAAAGATTTTGAAGCCTATTCTAGGTGACTCCCACCCTAGCCCTAGTGGCACGTCCATTACCTGGGCTAAAGGGGAATTTCCTACCCAGCTTGATGAGATCGAGGGTGGGATACGACTTACATTTAATCCCAAGATGCGTAAAGCCTGGTTTGGGGTTGAGGGCACCAATTCTGCGGATCTATTAAAGAAATTGCGAACCAAAGCCGAAAAGATGCTGGACAAACTCAAACGTGAACCCAACTTCGAGTCGGTTAAAGACGTTCTCGAAGCCTTTTCCAAAGTACGATAATGGGCACTACACCGCAAAAAACTTCCCATGGTGTTGCGGTGTAGAGTATTGTTTTACCGTATGGGTAAAAGCTATTATTTGGCGATCTTATGAAGCTCAAGTCTGGCCAGCGCCTCTTGGCTGCTACAAAGTTTGTTATTAATAACAAGTATGGTTCTCTAGAATATAACTGGAAATCAGACCTTGAGGACGAAGAATATCCAGGTTACATCCCTGATGGGTACAGTAAAACGGTACTAGAGCTTTCCTATTTAATTGCGTCAGAACTCAATAAGGGTTATGGTTCAAAGTTGATGAACACTTTTTTGAACAGTCCTCAAGCCAAGAAGGCAGAATTGATTTTCTTGGACCCAAATCCTGACGAAGGTTTATTTGAAAACTCTGGAATACCAGAGAGGGAACAAATTAATAGGTTAATTCGCTTTTATGGGAAATTTGGATTTAGGCACGCCCCAGGATCAACTCGTATGTGGTTAGTACGTCGAGGTACTATACCTGATAATAAACTCCCTAAGTAGGATCCGCATTCAAATGAAGATTAATGCAGCAGCCAGGCTTCAAGCCACCCAATCAACATCGGAGGAGCTTCTACATCTGTTAGAACCCATATTAGGAACCAATTATAAGAAATCAAAGACCAGCTATTCCACAAACATCAAGTGGAAGCCCACACCTACTTGGAGTGCTATGCTGTCTGTAGGTAATGATGGATCTCTATACTTTGTTTTTCAGCCTCGTGCTATGCGTCGCGCATGGACTGGCGGTAATGGCCAAGACGTGACTACGGTACTGAAGTTTCTAACTCGAAACACGAAGAACATTCTTCGAGAATTTGGTAACGACTCTAAAATCGCAGACGTTAAACCTATGTTGGAGGCATTAGCTAACCTATGAAACTCAACGCAGGCATACGCCTTAAAGCCGATGACTGGAGCTCTGACGTAGAGACCAAGAACCACACACCAGAAGGTTTGTTCACCAAATCAGCTAATGAAATAGCGCGAGGCATAAAGAAGGAACATGGTTCTGACTTCAAGGGCGCTATGAATGCACTGACCTTTTACTATAACCGGGCTGGCGATAATTTGTCAGAAGCCGATAAGCGGAAAGGTGAGCATGCTAAAGAAGCCCTACGTAAACTCTACGGTAAATCATGAAGTGCCCTGTATGTGGCAGTGTGATAGCCGCTACTTATAAGGTAAAGAGCCGAGAGCTAGGTGCCTGTTACGGTGGCCATCTCTTTAAAATGCCTCTTAAACTCCAAGCTGCGGCGAGGCTTAAAAAATGGAACTCAATAAATCAACGATGATGATCATAGGATGGTTGGTCGCTATGATCGTTGGTCTGCTCATTCTTTGCTATATCCAATTCAAGAAAGACTCACTTGACCTTCGGTATCTCATACTTGATGACGTGACTGGCAAACCATCGCTGAGTAAGCTCGGTCAACTGATAGCGCTTGTCATGTCTAGCTGGGGATTCCAGTACCAAATACTTAATGACCGAATGACGGAATGGTACTTCGGTCTATATATGAGCGCATGGGCTGTTACAGGCTTAGCCAACAAATGGCTATCAGGTAAACAGAATCTAACTCAAGACGGACGTGGTAATTCATGAAACTCAATGCTGCTAACCGGTTGACAAGCCAGCCACTGACCGACAGCATATCTGATAAGAATGGGCTGTATCATTGTAAGATGTACTATTGGAATCATCTGTCCAATAGCAAGGGATTGGGCACCAAAGGTGGAATATCTCTCAGTTATTGCGTGGCCAACGACGAGCCCACATTCTTGCTCAGTACTAGTGGTTCTGTCATAGGTTACCTGACGTTAGCCAAATCGACTTACGGTATACCTGGCGTCAAGTTCTCTATAAATAGCGCGTTTCTGAATCCCCAGTATAGGGGCCGCAAGTTGGGCACCGTTATGTACTTGGGAGCCCTGCATGTCCTGAAGCACATGGCTTCGGATGCGGTGTTGTCCAAGAATGCAATACACTCGTGGCGTAGCCTACTGAAATACGGCTATAAGGTTAAGCTGTGGAATAACACAACTGGCAAACCACAGCCCTTCGTATGGGGTGATGAAATGCCTGTTGTTGGTGGCCTCCCAATAAGTGCCATCATAAGAGAAGAATTTGTGCTCTACATATAAAGGGGTTGATTGTGCTAATCCTAGGGTCAGCTAATAGGCTTCAGGCAGCTAAGGCTGACGTTAAAGCCGCTGAAACATTCTTGACGGAACTGGGCTTTAGTGGCCTAAGATTCAAAAGCAGTAAGGACGACATCATCCAGTTTGCCTACAAGGCTTATGATAAAGCGCAGGTTACCAAGCACTTAGGTGCCCCTAAGGCTGCTTCTACAGGCATTCGCTATAGATTCGGTAACCAAGGGGTTGTGGCTATATTCCCGAATCGGGTAGTCCTAAAGAATAGCAAACGCACCAAACCAGCTAAGCCTGAGCCTAAAACAGGTACGATGAATGACGATGATAAAGTTCCACTGGTCCACATCACTGAGGCACTGCATAAAGAATACCAGAGGGCCCAGACTAATCCTAGCGCCCGACTGAAGTTCTGTACTGATCTTTGGAAGTATTTCAATACTACCAAGTTTGGGTCTAAACTTGGGATGCCTAACATACGGTTACTCAAGAATGTCGCTGGCACCTCATTTAGAACACGTGGGTACTGGAATCCGTCTAACCGTAAATTAGCCGTTAGCCCTCGGTTGTTCAATGCCAGCCAGGAGTTCTTCGTCGAGACTTTCCTGCATGAGATGTGTCACCAAGCGGTTAGTGAGATCGATAGGAAGATAGAGTATGAGAATCAAAGCCATGGTCCGCTATGGGCGTCGTGGATGCGTAAAGTAGGCTTGAATCCCTTACGATTTGATCCCGTAGGGAACGCGACCTACATGACAGACAAAGAGAGGGACCACTACAACAAAACTCGTGACCAATATAAAGATGCTCTTTACGAGCTAATTAGGTTGGGCCTGAAGCAAACTACACCTGCGGAGCACAAGGCTGTAACCTTCGTAAACGATGGGCAGCTTATCGATGGTGTATGTGTATGTCCAGCACCGGGTAAAAAGTGGGCTGTGCTGCCTGTTGACACCATAAACTCTTATACACAGGGCTCCCTAAAGTGGTTCAAGATTGGCACCGGGCACCTGTACCAAGCCAGACCTACGTCCATATACTTCACCAAATACGATAGACTTGCGAATCTCATTAAGAACTTCTATGAGCAAAAGGAAAACGAAAGGTTCTTGAGACGGGAAAAGAAACATAGGCAGGAATGGGGTTATTAATGAAACGCTTTAATGCTCGTATAAAAACGAATGGCTATGGGGTGGCTAAAATCAAACGGGCCACCTACAACTCCAATACGGGCTTCTCCAAAACCAGCGACTGGTGGTCATTAAGGGCTGAGGTGTGGAAGCGTGATGGTGGTCACTGCGTCCCCTGTGGGAAAGCCGGTAAGCGTGTGAAAGGCAAGGACGTTCATCATATTATACCTCTAGGTAGAGGTGGAACTACTACCAAAGCCAATTTGATTACAGTGTGTGAAGACTGCCATGATAAACGCCATCCAGGGCACCCTAAGAGGTAAAAATGATCCCGCTTAATGCCGTCACTAGACTACAACGCCCACTTGAGTTTGTTGAGGAACTTTTCAATTACTTAGAAGGTGATAAAGTCTCAGACCAATGGGTTGCTGAGGTAACTAAACGCCGTGATAAATGCCCAACCATACTGTATCGAATGGTGTTACTTTCAGAGAAGACCAAGCTAGACATTGGCAAGGAAATTAAGCTCAAGTCTAAACCCATTATATCGGCTTCAGATAACCGTATGAATGCTTTATACGCTGGATGTTCTTATCATCATGACCATGGTACTAGGTTAACGGGAAAGCAAATAGCGCTCGTTAGTATTAAAAATCCACATTGCTTTATGTCTTATAGAGAGCTAAAGAAACTCGTTAAGCAGAATTCCTATGTTGTAAATCGTTTGAATAAAGAGCGGGAGTATATAATTGACGGTCACAATATTAAGGGCACGGTTTTGTCGATAAAGAGTATACACCTTATTAGCGATGAGCTTTATAAAGGTTTCAAACTGATATGATTAAGTTAGACGCCGCTGCACGAATATCTCTGTCGAAGATGTCCAAGCCAGAGAAGCTCAAGTTTTATAATGACAAGTTGAATTGGAAGAAGACGCAATTGATAAAGCTTTCCAAAGAAACTGCGCCTGTAACGTACAAGTTAATCCAGCAGCAGATCAACAATATCAAAGACAGACTTACCAAACTTAGACAACCGAAGAAGGTGTGACCATGAAAGATCAGCTACGAAACTTTATAACGCTCTTCCTCCAACTTAATGCGGAACCCGCTGACTTCCAAGTCCATGCACTGGCCGAAGCTCTTGGTTGCGATAAAGAGACTCTGGAAGGCGTCATCTATGCTATGCTCGGGCGTGAGGTCAACAACGAAGTTACGGCTTCTGAGGAAGAGGTTCTGGAAGACGTTTATCCGCCTGACCAGATATCCGTGAACGATATAACACTTAATGACAGCGCACCTACAGCCCCGGATCCGGACTATACTTCTGATGACGGCGTGGACGCCCTGGATCAAGGTATTGGCGATGCTACAGGTGATCTTCTGATTGACGATGGTGTGCCGGACCGAAGCCTATGAAAGACTATTTCCTGTCCAGTTTAGGCATCTTGGATACCGATCAAGTGCGGTCACCAACTAAAGATGCCTTCCCGTTGGCTTTCAATGTCAACAACCACAGGGTGTGGGATGCAGTTATTCAGGGCTTTAAGCAGACCGATAATCCAGCAGCCGATTGGTCCGCTGCCATCCACTTGTATATAGAACGTTGCGTTGGTCAAGGTCTTTACCCCTTTTCGAACGTGCACCAGAGCTCTAATGATTCAATACTTAGGGAGCTCAATGATGGCCGTAAAGCCGTAGTCAAGTTCATGAACCTTAGCCGTATTCTTCAGCTTATCAATCTGAGCTCCACGACTAGGCAAGTGAAGATGACCAACACGGGATTTTGTCTTAAAGTGAGTGGCAAGGCAAAGCTGAAGGATCCATCGTTTCCCCAGTGGTTGACTAAGATACCCATGCCTGGCTTTCAGATCCTGAAGGTTGATGAGCGCTATATAAAGAACCTTAGCGGTACGACCACTATAATCGCATATAACGAGGGCGCTAACTTGCCAGATCGATGGCACCTAGGCTACGAGATTATCGTCAATAGGTTCCCCGATATACCAGGCAACCAACTACCATCTAGAGCGGAGTTAGAGAAGTTCATTCTGACCACCCTCTGGATGCCCATCTTGAAAGCCCATAGACCACAAGGCTTTCACCACAGACTCATATGATCACCAAGGGGCGATAATCGCATGATTATCGCCCCTTTCCTTTTTCTGCAATTTTATGCGGAATATACCACCGAGGACGATTATGACACTTCGTAAGACTACCAATCTGGTCATTCCGCCAGAGCTTAAACTGCCGCGTAAGGAGCTTAAATCAGGCTTCATGTATCTGTATAACAAAGGCTATTCGTCCCTCCCACCTTCGTTCTTGAACAAGCTGTGGGTATCCACGATATTTCCTAGCATTGCGGAGCAGCCTTCTTTTGGCAAGAACCGTAGGAATTTGAGGGCCCTTGTTGCTCGGCTTGTAAAGGTTATACCTGCCGGGTTGATGAAGCTCAAGAAGGTGAACGATCCCGCAGATCCTCATTTTGTGGTTTCCATTCCGGTATTTAAGTTGTTCTTAGACCCAGAGCGTATGGGTCAATACTTAGCGGACTTGGTAGATAAAATAGAGGCCCCTGCAGATGGCTCACCTTGGAACCCCTATGCCGGCAGCAAGGTCAACGAGGTATCTGGGGGTCTAGTACCTGCTGCCCAGGCTATCCTGAACATCAAGAACCTGGATGCTAAGGCTCGGGCAGCGCTGTCCGAGACCTTTCTGGGTTTCCGCCTTGTACCCAAAGACGTGGATACTCTGGTCTATTTGGACTTCAAGATCTCTAAGCCCATTGCAGAGCAGTTAACCACCTCTTATTGGATTGAGATTCGAAACATTGATCTCTACCCGCTGCTCCTCCAATGGACTACAACTTATTTCGGCTTCACGGGCCCCGCACCTTTATCCGCATTTCCGGTATCCAAGATCGCCCGTACTTTGCCCTCGCTTCAGAACAACCAGATTCGAGTCAACGAACACTCCCTGTCTATTGGACCCGACGGTACTGCTTATTGGCTGCCCAAGGAATTGGACAATACAGGTCGTTATGAGGATCTCTATAGCCAAGTAGGTGATAAGGGTGACGATAGCTTCCAATTGGTAGACGTGACAGAAGCTGATTCCTTATCCATAGATGGCGATGAAGGGCATATAACGAAGTTACCTCGTAACATACCGGTCTTAATGGATTGGCAGAACAACAAGTATAGCTACACAACCTCTACTGGTATGTTGAAGGTTCAGGACTTGGCTCGCTTTAAGATAGCCGACTCCTCGCATGTCGTCAACCTGTTAGACAAGCCTTCGAGTATCAAGACCCTCAAGACCATTGTCAATATGGCTGACTCATCTGGGTTGAGTACAACCCCTAGCCAATACTTTGTGGCAGAAGAGACCCAACAGTTGATCAAAGAGAATCCAAATGCCGCTCCAACTTTGGTGAAATCACCTAACATGCTCGACTACATGGTAGACGCCCTAAACTTCTACCGTATGGAAGAGGGCATGCATCCTGATGATCCTGTGCCTTGGAAAGACTTCAATCTAGGAGGCCCTGTTTCCCTGAGACCTATTGCGAGGTTCATGCAAGCCGCTTTGCCTGCAATACTGGATCACCTTGATGCGGTCAATACTAAATATGCGGTATCGACAGTCAGCACACATTTGGCTATAGTAACGATGGTTGCCAAGTACGGCGCTGAGAACTATGGAGACACACTCCTAAAGAGTAATTCGATTCGGGAGGCTGCTCAGAACCAAGGCGTCGACCCTGATTGGGAACCACCAGCCATACCGTTGTTGTCCGATAAGATCGGCATGTTGCCACACCAGAAGAAGGTCAGAAACTTGCTGAAAGGTAGCCCTGACTTCGCTATTCTGCCTGTGCAGGCGGGTGGTGGTAAGTCGGTATTGTCTATCACAGACGTTCTGTACGAGATCAAGAACGCCACTAATGCGCCGTACCTTATCCTGTGTCCGCCGCACCTGGTAGCCCAGTACGTGAAGGAGATAGTGTTCTTCACCAATGGTAAGCTTAATGTGGTATCGATCAACTCCTATGCTATTGACCGCAATGGCTTTCCAAGGCTCACCAAGTTGTTGGAAGGTGCGCCCCGCAATACTGTAGTGGTCTGCGACTATGACGTTCTGCGGTACAGGCAGGATGAGGTGTGCTATGGCACGACCCCGATAAAGGTCTATCCAGTTATCGAATTCTTGCGGCAGTTCTCCTTTGGCTACGCAATGCTGGACGAATCGCAGTCGGTAAAGAATGATTCGGCTCGTACTCGTGCTTGTATGGCACTTATTGCTGACATACCGAAGAAGAGGTTGGCTTCTGGTACAATGGCCCACGATTCACCTTCCGATTTGGCTCTCCAAATAGCGATGCTTGACCCAACTCTGTTTGGTGATCGTAAGGAGTTTAATGAGCGCTTTGGTGCCGAAGTTAAGGGTGATCGTGTTATCAAGTGGAAGCCAGGGGCTCAGCTTGAGATCATGCGAATGATCAAGAGCCGGATTGTAGTCGCAGGCGCTATGCGTAAAGAATGGGCCGCGTTGCTTCCTAAAGCACATGAGCAATTCCACAAGGTAGAGCTTACAGAAGCCCAATATAATGTGTACCAATCGATCTTGACCGAGACGTTGGATCGCATTAGAGAAGACGCCAAGAATAATAAAGGGTTGGCCAAGCTTCTGGCACCTGTAGTCGGTGCTAAACCGGATGAAGATGCCGAAGACGCACCGTTGGCTGATTCTGAAGATCAAGCCGACACGATGGATGAATTTGAAGACGAAGACCTGGCAGCGTTGCTGACGCCCTACTTGGCTCGTCTCGAACAGTTCATTACGGCGCCTGCAAAAGACCCGTTGGGAGATAAGCTACTGAAGGGCGTAGATCGGATGTCACCTAAGGTAGCTAAGATCGTGGAGCGCGTTAAGTTGCACCTGGATCAGAATCTCCCGGGTAAAGTACTGGTTTTCACGAACTATGTGGAATCTGCCGAAGAGATCTTTGACGCCTTCCCTCCGGAACTGAAATCACAGGGCTTGCTGTATGTAGCGTCTCAGAAGGTAGAGATTGGTGCGGCCTTCGAGCGTGACCCCCAGAAGAAGTGGATGGTCGGTGTTGAGCAATCAATGAACACTGGCTTGAACTTGCAGTTCGTGGCCCGTTTGGTTCGCGTTGAAACCGTCTGGAACCCAGGTACACTGGAACAAGGTAACAGCCGGGTCAATCGTCCTGAACTCAAGAAGACGGATATTCGTGGCGAAATTTACTACGACTGGGTGGTAGCGGATAGAACAATCGATATCACCAAGATCAGCCGCTTGATATCCAAGATTGTGGCCATAGCTAAGTTCGAAAACACGGACAACGTAGCCTACGAGAGCATACCGGATGTTCCTGTTATCAAGATGACGCTGGACAGCATCGAGAGCATGAACTCGTGGTCAGAGAATCTCAAGGAATATGCGGATGCTTACCGCGAGTACAAGACGGTACAAGCAGAAGAGTATGCTGAATACCGAGAGAAACACGGTGAACTCAAACTAGAGAAATTGACCATAGCTGAAACACCGAAAGATGCCAAGCTTATGGGTACGGTACCTTATACCCCGGGCCTTGAAATCTACGGTGCGGATGAAATGGGTCTGGTACGTCTAGACGAGCACTTGAGGCAGAATACGTTCGAGGACGGTGAAGAAGGTGAGGAAGAGGACGAAGATAAGGCTTCTAGCTCTGACCTAGTTGACGCGATAATAGGCCAGAGGGTTCATACAGAGTTTGGTGACGGCGTGATCAAGAGCGTTATGATGACCAATCGAATGGTCAACGTAAGTCTTGATTCTGGCTACCTAATTCGTGTACGGCTAAGCTCTGCGTTCTTGATCACAAGGCCTACTACATCGACTAAGGATATCAGGAATCAGTTACTGAAGTCTGTAGGTGAATTGGAGCTTACTGCACCACTGGACGTACCGGCACAGAAGTTCCGGATCGATAATGCGGCAGCCCGCAAGGCTCTTAAAGATCAGATCCAGAAGGAGAAGGAAGCTCAGAAGAAGGCTAAAGAGAAACTTGCTTCGTTGTCTGTGGAGCTCACATTCAACATATCGAATGGATTCTTGGGCATCACTTACTTCGAGAACGAAGACAACCCTGAGGCGGCTAATGCTTTGCAAGCCCTAGGTTTCAGACCAACCGAACAGTTTGCATATGCGTTGGTTAAGACACCACGACAACTGCTCCAGCAATTTAATGTTTGGAAAGACAAAGGCTATACCTTAGATAAGGCATTCCACGGTAATGTTTCTGAAGCTTTCCGGGACCTGTATAAGTTGATGGAAAAGGGTAGGTTGAAATCAAGGAACGTGGACTTCAACTTCTCTACAAAGAACGAGCTGAAGAACTTCTACAGAATGGAAGTGAAGCCATCAACAGACGATAAGGCCATCAAACCTTATCCGATGATTGAAGATGGGCAGGCTTATATAGTGTTGCCCCTGCGTGGTCAACCTGCGTCTAGGAAAGCAATACAGGTTAGGGCACCTGGAGTTCGTTGGCAGATGTCCACACCGTCTTTAGTCTATTATGGTCTTGGTCTAGCAGCTACTGGTAAGATGATTCAGAAGATTATGGAGAATGGTATTACCATAAGTAATCTGAAAGAAGTTAAGTCTGACTTTAAGAAGCTGCGTAAGGTCTCAACTCGTTAATCAAAGGAGAAATAAATGTACGATAATATTAAAACCGCGATGACCAATGCAGGTTATGCTGTATCCGAAGGAAGCGACTGGACTCCTGCAGACCAGGTTCTGTACCGGGAATATTGCTACTTCCGTTTGGGTATCCCTGACATTGGGGCCATCGCTTTGATCTCCTATCCGGCATATTTCCAAGAGCAATACCCGACAGCCTATTCTACCTATGAGGCTGATCTGGGTGAAGAAGAGCCTGAGGAGCCGGAAGAGGAACCAGAGGAAGAAGAGACGCCTCCTGAAGAGGAGCCCGAAACACCCCCAGAAGATGAAACTCCACCGGACGAAGAAGAGCCGTCTAACCCCTAAGGAGCTTAAATGTCGGCCATAACGATTATTGGTAATCATGGGCCAGCATATAGGAACGGTGTCACCCCTTCGGGGGTGGCCGTTCCAAATGTTGCTGATGTTGGGATGGGCTGGACTGCTGTAATAGCTAATGATGCAGGCCAGTCTTTAATCGCCCTCAACTCCTTGGTACGAGGTGACATAAACGTAGGTGTCCATTTTCAAGGTACGGCTGGCGTGAAGGTCTCTTTCACTTTAGCCAACACTGCCTCTGCTCTAAGTTCTAATCCTGATGTACAGGACTCGGTTACGTGGAGTAACGAAATAACCATGGGGGCAGACATTGTACCCGCGGAGGTATTGTTCACGGCCTTGAAAGTGGTGTTCGACGGCCCCGGTGAGTTGTATATAGCAGTTCGATAAATAGGGTGCTCTATGTTTTTCGATTCAGAACCTAAGAAGCCAAACATCATAGTGGCCAACAATGGGATATCTGTAATTGATGCCGAAAAAGACGGTTCTCGATTGCAGACTTTGGACTACCCTACTTGGCTCCCTTTCGCAGCTAAACTCTACAATATCAGCTCCAACATAGAGGACTTCTTGTTGGTCACCACACCTATCTGCCCATCTGATATCCCCAATCGGAATGGTGTGGCCTTCCCCCTTGCAGAGCTCACCAAGTTTCAACCGCCGCCTGTATCCCGCATGACCTACAAAGCCTGGAAAGGCTGCCCGGTTCATAGGGAACATAAAGCCGATGTTCATGAAGATGCCTATGGTGTTATTCTTGACGCTTCCTTGCACAAGGTAACCGGATACGGCAATGGTAAGCTGTGGAAGGTAATGGGGCTGCTGGCTATCGACAAGTATAAGTACCCAGAGATGGCACGTAGGGTTCGAGAAGGCGATGTTAATACCTACTCGATGGGAGCTCTAGCGGACTTCTTTACTTGCTCATATTGTGGTCAGGAGATAACTAAAGCCAGCAATTGTGGTCACGTTCATCATAAGAACGAGATAGATTGGCGTGAAGTTATAGGACCTGATGGTAGAAACCACATAGCGTTTCGCAATGCCCATAATGTGAATCCTGTGGAATGCTCTATCGTTGAAAGTCCTGCGTGGACTACCGCGCTGTCTGATCAGATATTAGGCTAGCTATGCCCTACGCCTTTTATGCCCGTCCAATCCTTCGCCGTATTCTTGCTGCCCTTCCCATACTGTCGGATATCCAGATAGCTATTAGACGGTATGGGCCAGATATCATCGCCGTTCAACTCTACAATAAGGGCAAGCACGTAATACCAAACTACAAAGACAGGCTCCAAAGAGAACTTGTGTTCAGCATAAATATGCCGCTGATGCTTGATCATGGGTGGGGATTAAGGTGGCCTGGCGAGAACTGCAATTCACCACAGTTCTCTATTCTTGTAGAAGACACCCAGGGACTGACAATAACTAGAGTAAAAGACTGTTTGAAAGATAGCCTACAACGGTATACCCGTCTCCCGTTGTTCAGGAGTTGGCACGAATAGTAATTTTATTTTACAACAAGGTTTGTCCACAACACTTTGTACGACGTTAAAGGAACCATCATGCCCATCAAGAAACAAGTTCAGGCAGCCAAAACTGCTTCTACCTCGACGCATATCGACAATCTGGACCCAGTAAAGGTCGAAGAAAGCGATACCAAACTGATGAACCACATGTCCCCGGATACGCTGATCGATCCGGAAGATGACAAGCCTGGTTCGACTTATTCGGCAATCACGGCTTCTACAGAAGAGATCGATCTGCCAGATGACTCCCTGGAAGATGACGAAGAGTTGGATGCTGCATCGTTGCACACGCCTCAAGATGGTGAAGAAGTCGAAAACAACGATACGCCCAACATCCTGACAGCCGACGAGGATGAAGACGAGGATGAAGACGAGGATGACGAAGATCCTGATTGGGACGCTCCGGTAGAGGACGAAGAGGAAGAATTCGAAGCTGAAGACGAAGAGGCTGTGGAGGACGTTGGTGATGTAGAAGACGTTGCTGAAGAGGATGAGACCGTGGCTTCCGATGCAATGCCTATCGTTGACGTTGATGGCACTGATGACTCAGATGTGGACAATGTGGTCTTTGCTTCGTTTGGTAGCCGTTTGATGGTCATCAAAGGCAGCCGTATCATAGCGACCATGACTAAGGCAGCCGCAGATGCAGCGAAGCACGCCGACGTTTATATGAGCGATCAATTCCAAGATGTTGTAGCTTCGGAAATGGTTAAGAAGGGCTTGCGTCAGGGCTTGACCGGCATGGGCTTCGTTATGGCGAAAGTCGATGTGACCAAGCAAGAAACAGTAAACGCTAGGGTTGAACGTAAGGTTCAGGCAGCTACCGCAGCCGTACGTAAGGTAAGCGCCTCCAAAGAAGCAGCCTTCGAGCAATCGTTGGCAATCGCTTCTGTTGGTATCCACCGTGGCTTCTTCAAGGACCAGCCGAATGAACTGAAAGCCGCCCTGGAGAAGGAACTGCAACTGGCTGGCCTACGTGGTGGCGCTAAGTTGGTTGAGCGTGTGTTTGCTGCTCATGGCCCGTCCTACGCTAAAGCGATTGTGACGTTGGCAACCAAACTGTCCGCTATGCCACAAGCTGTGCGGGATGAGTTTGTAGCTGGCCTCGATATGACCTCTGAAGACGTTGATATGGTTAGCGATGACGAACTGGAAGAAGGTGTTCAGATCGGCGCCGATGACGACTTCAACGATGATGAGTTTGTGGATGACGTAACGACCGTTACTGCTGCATTAAACAAACCGGGTGTTCCACGTCAAGTAGTTACGGCCAAGACTGCTGGGTATTCTGTTGCGGCCGCCTCTATTCTTAATGGGGAAAAGTCATTGTTCTAAAAATCACAAAACGTAGTTTTATTGTGTAATTCTTTCAAGGAGGTTTAAATGCTCTATCTGCCATACACCAAACTCGTTGATTCGAGCGAAGCTGCCGTAGCCCCGGGCGTCATCATCGGTGCTGAAGGTATCGCGCTTGTTCGTGCAAACAACGCCCAAGCAAATGGCGTTATGCCGTCGACTGGCACTTCCGCTGACAAGTTCGTTGGCTTTGCTATCGCTGGCACTTCGGCTGCTCCTTTCGCTGAAGGTTTCACCAACAAGGTTGAGAAGTTCGTTGTGCCGTCGACTGGTATCGTTACTGTCCAGTTCGCTCCAGTAACTGGTCAAGTGCTGATCATCAATAACGCCACTGGCGCTGTTGTTACTGGCACTACCGTAACCGGCAATAGCATCTCTGGTTTGACTTCGGGCCTGAATATCAGCGTGACCTACAAGTATGCACTGACCGTTCAACAAGCTCGTGCTTTGATGGGTGACGTAACTCCGGGTGGGTACAGCGGTGCGTATGTCGGCCAAATCGGTTTGGCACGCCGCGGTCTTCTGTACACTACAGAGTTCGATGCTGCCGTCAACTGGGCAGCAGTTACCGGCATCAAGCTGGCAGCCAATGGCCAACTGACTAGCCAAGCTGGCTCTGGTGTTGCAATTAACGCTGTTGTGGTTGCGGTTCCGAGTCAAGATTATCCGTATCTTGGTATCGACTTCTCGGCGCCAGGCGCTGCTTAATTAAGGAGAGTAATAATGACCAAACTCAAAGTACGTGCAGCTCGCACTCCAGTTGTTGCTCAAGACTATCGTTTCAATGACGGCAGTCTGGCCATCGGCGCCAAGGGCGAATTGAATGCATCGTCCAAGAAGGAACTTCTGCAACGTCAAGTGCAGTTCTTGCAAGCCGCTTCTAACGGTCAAGTCGTTACTGCTGCTCAAGCAACTGCAATGGAAAATCAGTCCAAGATCAACCGTGAGTTGGTTCAGGCTGCTTTCAATGACGCAGCAGCACACCGTATCCTGGGTGAGCGCGTTGCTGAGTCCCTCTACATGACTGCCAATCGTGAAGGCTTCATGCGTAAGTATTTGGCCAAGATCGACGTTGCGCAAGGCACCATCCCGCGCTTCCCGGTCCGCGCCAAGAACGTGACTGCTGTATGGTCCACTTCGCCGACTCGCGTTCAATCGCAGATCACTCGTGACAAATGGCTGTACCCGCCGGAACTGTCCATCATCGCTCGTCCGTTCATTACCCAGAACGAACTGAATCAAAGCGCTGGTGACGTTCTGCAAGAGAAGTTCGTTGAAGCTACTGAAGCCGTTATGGTTTCGGAAGACCGTCTCTGGTACAACCAAGCTAACCAACTGGTTGGCGTTGACAACAACCTGGCAATCGTCAGCGGTCAGCTCACACCGTACACACTGATGCAAGTCGTGGTCAACGTTACTCGTTGGGGCCTGAAGACACCGCACGTCCTGATCGCAGCTGACCTGTATGCTGATATCATCGGTAACTCTGAGTTCTACGAAGCAATCGATCCGGTTGCTCGCCACGAGTTGCTGCTGACTGGCGAACTGGCTGTTATGTACGGCATGACCATCACTTCCGATGCCTACCGTCATCCGGAACACAAGGTTCTGAACCAAGGCGAATTCTTCGTGATCGCTGACAAGCTGAATCACGGTGGTTACTCTGATCGCGGCGGCCTGCAATCGAGCCCGACCGATATCACTGTCGAACAGATCCCAGGCAAGGGTTGGGTCATCCACGAAGAGATCGCTATCTCCATCGCCAACAGCCGTTCCATCGCTAAGGGCGTACGCCTCTAATCCAATAGGAGAAACGAATATGAAGACCTACAATAGGGCGTTGGACTACATGGCTCTGGGCGTAGCGGTGTATCGCAAAGGCGGTGAGGGTGCAGCAGTTAAGGCAGCCAAGCTGTTTGCTAAAGCGGCTATGTCCCCAGATGCACTGCATGCTGTGGCTGTTATCGAGGCCTCCAACAAGCAGGCAGTAACACTGCAAGCAAAGGCTAAGGAAGATGCCAAGGCTAAGGCCAAGACGGAAGCCAAGGCTAAGGCAGCTCAAGTTCAAGCTACCAAGCGCTTGAAAGCCAACGAAGACGAGATCGATTTTGATGCTGATGAAGTCGATAGCTTGATCAACGAAGGCGATGACGCAGCCGAAGTAGTTGAAGACGACGCGACCGATGAGGTCGTTGAGTCTGAAACCTTCGAAGAAGAAGTGGAAGACGAGGACCAATCGGATGAAGAGTTCGACGCTGAATTCGCATCGATCCTGGCCTCCATGGAACCAAAGCGCAGCAAAAAGTAATAAACTGCACAGGTGGTCCGGTAGCTCTTAACTGTGCTACCGGACCATTTTTCTTTTGTGGGGCATGTTTAATATGGAATCCAAGATCCAACCCCTAGAGGACTATGTACTTGCTGGATTCAGTTCTAGATTCCAGCAAGTGTTCAACTGTATCTGCCTGTACGCTACAGCAACCGATAAGATGAAGGCTTTGGAGAGGGTATTTGGGGGCCGTGAAGTTACTTACCCTTATGCCTTGTTTACCATTCAGACATTGGCTTCCAACAATGAGTCGTATGTGAACCAAAGCTTGGCACGCCGAGGCTTGACTACCGTAGTTAAAGACGGCTTCTTGCATACAGTAAGGCTGATGCCTGCCAACTTCGAAATCGAGATCGAATACTACACAAATAGGTATCAAGGCTTGGAGCAGGGCTCTGTTTTGGCTTTCGTCAAACGTTGGCTGTTTGCTAGGCGTTTAGGGTACCTCAAATTTAATATCAACTATGGATCGTTGACTCCTATGGTAGGTGTAACCATGTCGGAAAGCCTGACATTACCGCCAAGGGAGAATAGCGTTGAGCAGGAAACGGTCTATAAAACAGTAACAACGGCCACCATACACGGATATATATCTGAAGCGTCTCTAGGCACTAAGGGGGTAATACAGCAGCTAGACGTAGAGGAGTTAGTGCTAAATCCTGATGGATCAGTGCCTGGGTATCAATTCTTTTCGTTTAATAAGGAGTAGTGATGCGACAGCTCTTGATTAATCTAACGCGCGAGACTCTGCAGGTAGAGATTCGTTTGCCGGATAACAGGCTTAGTCATGTACAGCTTATGCCTCGCAGCAGAGCACACATAGGAGTCGGCTGCAAAGTCGATGACAACTATCGGGCCCTTAGTCCAAAGGCTATTAAAGTGGTTGAGGAGCAAAAGGTAGTTGAAGAGCAAAAACAAGATGGAGAAGAGTAATGACTATTCTTGAACAAAGAGCCTCTGACGTTCGCATCCAGGAAATCAATCTATCGACGGTCATTACTTCGAACAGTACGGCCGTAGGCTGCCAGGTTGTGGTGGCCAAGCAAGGTTCCCCTGAGCCTAAGTTCTTTACGAATGCCGATGACTATATTGCTGAATACGGCAATCCCGATGCTTCTGTATCGTTCGACGTATATTGCGGTCTCGATTTCTTCAGGGAAGGCAATGCGTTATGGGCACGCCGTGCCGTGCATAACGATGCGCTTTATGCTGGCCTTCTGCTGTATAGCGATGGCACTACCATGGCTTTCGAGCCCATAACGGCTGGCATAGCCGACCCAGAGAACCCAGACTGGGAATCATTAATCCCGTCGCCTACCGATATACCCATCGCTTTGTTTTGGCCTAAGCAAGGACCTGGTTCGTTCGCTGATGAACTAGCGGCTAGCATAGTATCGAATAACATTGATGCACCTACTAACGTGGATGCCGCTTCGGTTGCCACCGGTGGCTCTATGGTTGCTGGTACCTATCAGTATTCGGTGTCGGCATTGGGTAAGAACGGCGAAACACTGGCTTCAGTACCCGCTATAGTAGTGATTGCTGGTGTAGCTGTCACCAATTCGGTAACGGTATCGTGGGATCCTATACCGCTGGCCATAGGCTATCGCGTATATGGGCGGCTACAAACATCGGCCAACATCGGCCTTATGGCCGAAATAGGTCAAGGTACTTACGAGTTCTTGGACACTGGCTCGATAACACCGAATACTGCCCGTAAGCCAATCACCAATCCTGCTGATTTGCCTCCGCCTGACCCAACGTTCACTGTCAATCTGTATGACGAACGTATCCCTTCTGTTGAGAGTTATCTCTGCACGTTGGGCCCCAACACTGATGATACAGGAATGTCGACGGAGCTAGAGGAACGTATTAACCCCTTCAGTGTGGCATTCAATGTCACATCGAACGTTAGTGCTTTGGTCTCCATACCGCCTGTTAATACAGTTGATCGGGAGAACCTGGCTGGTGGTACCAGCGGCTCGGCACCCACATCGTTTGATGTAGCGGCTGCCTACGATATCTTCAAGAACAAGCAGCTCTATCGTATTAATACGCTGATCAACGGTGGCCATGCTAACCCTACTGTTCAATTGGCGATGGACACTCTGTCCCAAGGTCGTGGCGATACAGTGGGCATGTTGGACGTGCCGTCTGCAAAGCAGAGAATGCAAGATGCCCTGAACTATCGTAACTTGGAGCTGAATCTTAACTCCTCGTATAGTGCTTTGTTCTGCCCGGACGTTCTGGAAGCCGATAACATCAATGGCAAGCAGCAGTATGTACCGTTCTCTGGGTGGGCTGCTGCACTATGCGCCCGTACTGACCGGGTAGCTAACCCAAGCTTCTCGATAGCAGGCTTGAATCGAGGCTTAGTCAACGTTCTGAAAACCCGTTATACGTATGACGATGGGCAGGCAACTCAACTGTTTAAGGCCCAAGTCAACTACACGAGGACTTTCATTGGTCAGGGCATTGCGCTGTGGGAGCAACAGACACTTAGCGCCCAACAGTCTGCGTTGTCTTGGATATCGGTACGTCGGATTGTCAACGTCATCAAGACTTCGCTGTACCAGTTCCTGCTCTACAGCTTGCAAGAACCCAACGATGACTTCACGGGTCGGCAGATCGTAGGCTCTTGCTCTGACTACCTGGAACTGATCAAGAACGCACGAGGTTTAACTAGCTATCAGGTTATATCGGATACCCGTAATAACTCGGCTGCTATGTTCAACTCGGGCATCCGTAGGGTTACGGTCATCATCGTGCCGACCATACCTATCCATGAGATTCAGTTGCAGATCGTGATCTCTAAACAGGGTGTGTCGTTTGAGGAAGTTCTTACTCAAGTAACTGGGCAGGGCTAAGGGATCAAGGGCAGTTAAACTGCCCTTGACCTTCGTTGGAGAACCACATGATAAAGATTAATGCAGCAGCTAGACTAAAGGCTGAGTACGAGGGAACCAAGGTAAAGGACCTTGCGACCTACGTTAAGTCTTTATGCCCTTCTGCTAAATTCAGCTCTAGCCCTCCTATGAAGAGTGGCCAATTGGTGGCTATTGTTCAAAAAGCTGATGCACTGAGGCTAGGTAAAGCTCTTATGAGCGAAGGGTGGAAAAAGCGTCGTATTAAGCGGATTCTAAATACCCAGGAAGCTAAGATTTATAACGTGTTCACTCCAAGTAACTCTGAAGATACACCAATAATATATGTACCTGCTGTTAGACTGTCAGAGCCGTCCTCCTCAGGTAAGGTGTCGGTGCATATAACTCAGGGTACTGCAATGAGTGTTAGCGAAAACCGTAAGAACCGTGCCTAGGGCTTATAATGACACCTCAAGATCAAGAGTTCTTGTACGATCCTGATAACGATCAATGCGGGGATTGTGGGAGGGCTGTTATAGCTAGTCTTATGGACTTGCCTATAAAGGATGTACCGCACTTTGCGCAGATATCAACGTACACGCCGGGCTCTAATGGCTTCTATACGTTGATTGACGACTGGCTAGCTGAACGGGGTTTGGAGATGCTGTGGCATGTTAATCCGGTGTATTATGCACCAGGTACTTACTGCTACATAAGTGGACCCAGCCCTAATGCTAGTGGTGTGTTTCATGCATGTGTTGGTCAAGTGCAGAATGACCATACGCTAAAGCTTATACATGATCCACACCCCAGCAAGAAGGGACTGTTGGGGATCGACTGGCAGGCAAGCTTTCTGGTTCAATGCAAGACACCGGTATCTGATTTAGGTGGTTCTTGCTCTTCTACATCGATGCCCAATCGCGATTCTGCTTGAACCAATAGCTCTTCAATGGTGTAATACTTCACGTCTGTTACCTTACCCTCAGCATCTTTAATGGGTTTACCATTGGTTACGGTAAGCAGGGCGTGAAGCATGCCATATGCAATAGCATTACCCAGAACTTCCTTCACTTCGTCATCTAGGTCAGAGCTGTCGAACTGGTCCTTAATAAAGGCTTCCGCAATATCATCAATAAATCCGTCGTTTTCAAATTCAGATTCAAGTATCATACGATCCTCCTTAAACACATTATTTACTGAACTGAAGGAGCTAATAATGCCACGTTCTTCTTTGTTTGATGTTCTATCGCTTCAGGATCCGGCTTCTTCCTGGAACTTCGATCTTTTCCTGCCAACAATCCCAGGTTCTTCAGATACCCGTGATTTGACTTACAAATGCATGACGACTGATCTCCCCGGTTCAGGGATGGATAATATGGAAGTCGCTTTGCATGGCGTCTCCCTTCAGTATGCGGGCCGTCGTATTTATACGCATACCCTGAATGCTACCTTTCTGGAAACCGCTGATTGGTCCACCCGTGAGAAGTTCAAGAGGTGGCATGATGAAATGCGGTCGTGGACTAACAATAGTGGGTCCATTGCTGCTGCCTATAAAGTGAATGCGCAGATTGTGGTCTATAACGACATACCTGAAGTCGTAAGGACCTGCAATATCATTGGCTTGTGGCCTGAAACCGTTACTGAAGTTCCTCTGGATGGTTCTGCATCGAATCTCATTACGCTTCAGATTTCCTTCCGATACGACTACTGGGAAGATTCTTGATCCACAAAATTCAATTTAATAGGAGAAGCAAATGAAACTTAACGCAGCAACTCGGTTGGCGGCCGCTATTAATAACCTTTCTAAACGAGACGTTCTTAAGATCCTCGATGAATTAGGAATAGGGGCAAAGAATATCTCAATAGAGGATGGTAGCTGGCTTGTCACTGCAAAGTTGGCAATCACTCCAGCAAGTATCAAAGATAAAATAGCTACGATAAAGGAGGCAGTTGATCCCCGGTTCTTTGACTTGGAAGTCTCAAAACGTGCTACCTATATCATTGCCCCCTATTCAGAAAATGTTGGTCTTCACATACAGTTTATTCCACATTCTGACATCATTGTTATAGATGGCCCAGTTACTAAATATAGTGGCTGTAAGAAATTCTTCAGAGACCAGCTCTAGTGATTAATCATGGGTACTCGAATCAATGCGGCTGCTAGGTTGGTGGCTGCTTCTATAGAGGACCTAAAGCAGGTAATCAAACTCCTGTGTAAGGCTCTTGGGCGAGGCAAAGTAGCCAACAAGTCCATACAATGGTCAGGTCCACTGTGGAATGCTGAGCTACGGAACGAGGGCGAGCTATATTTTGAGCTTCATTTCCGTAGCTCGGACCTGGACATCTATAACTTCGGATTTTATGCGACTGATCTAAATGACTTTCTAAAGCAATTGAAGGGCAGCTTGAAGATCAATAGGCATAGCATAGCCAAACAGATTAAAGCTGGTGGGCCAGAGGGGTTGACCAGCATCGCAGCTCTGTTTGATAAATTCCCTCTTTAAGGAGAAGCAAATGAAGGTTAACGCAGCGACCCGGCTTCAGGCCGACTCTGGTCTAAGCGAAATAGAAGACACACATATCCAGAATGTGGTCAAAAAGATCGCACAAAGTGGTTTCGACATAGAGGAGACCAAGACTGGTCCTGTCCGTATAACGTTCAGGCCTCGTGGAAAATCCACTATGTCTCGGGAATCAATAGTCAAGCCGCAGGGGTTGCTTGTTCTCTCCCGGTTGTTGTCTGCACTCGAATCCAAGTATGAAATAGAGATATTCGTATGTGATGGTTACATACGAGTCTATTTCTTGGACAAATGATTATGTGCCCCTGTGGGCCAAGTCACCAATCCTCCTCTCATCGTAGAATGTCACATTTGGAGCACTAAATGAACATCAATACCAAAGGCCTTGCCACATCCACGGTCTCTATTACTGATCACCAAATCGTTGCGGCTAAGGTAGCAAAGGTAATCGTTGCTTTCACAGGCAGGCAAACGAAAGAAAGCCTGACCGAGGCTTTGACTGCGCAACTGAAGCACCTGGCTACACCGATCGAGTCGTCCTTCCGTATCGTTAAGGACAATGTCGCTGTTGGCTTCATTCGGGCCAATCGTGAGATTCGTGCTGTTGATGACGACAACCAATTGAAGGCCAACTATCGGGTTATGGCCTCCAATATCATGATGGATAATCGTGACCGTACTTTGTGGGAACTGAAAGAAGGTACGGGCGGCAAGTTTCTGGCCCGTCATGGTGAAGAGGACTTGTCGGAACTGGTGCATGCAGCAACCAAGAACCGTACAGATATACCGAAGATTCGCAATCTGGCACTGGCCACTGCAGGCGTTAAGGAGTTCGTTGCCTACGCAGGTTCCAGCGGTGATATGGAGTATGGCTTCTGCATTCAAGCGTCTACCAAGGACGAGGTGCTGAAGGTCGTATCGAAGTCTAGCCGGGAAACCGTTGTTATCCCCATGTCGGCTGTAGCTGGTGTGTATGACATCAAGATTCCGCTGTCTGCACACAAGAAAATCACGGCCGCTGGTTGGACCCGTGATGACGTGAAGCAGTCTAAGGACTACTACTCGCAGCTTTACGCTTACGCACCTGACTATCTGGACGAAGTGATTAGCCAAATCGAAGAGTCCGCAGCTCTGTAATAGAAAAGGGTGGCTAGAATCTAGCCACCCTTTTGTTTCCTTTGGAGAACCTATGGGTACCGCATTACGAGCACCTAGCGCACCATACTACATTATAACCACAGATAAGCAGGCATTCTATAGGGCCCTTAATTTAGCTCTAAGTAGGCTGTATTAGATCACAGTGATTTTGCATCCACTCTACGCCCTTCTTTATACTCTCCAAGGTAGCCTCTACGGTCTTATTGCCAGTACCGATTACGCTATATGACGCCAAGGTTCCGGTGTCCCTAACGCCAGCCATATAGAAGTGCTTCAACATTCTTAGCTGGTTCTCACTGTATATGGACCTCCATTCTGGATAATACTCGTCCAATGCGGCCTCAAAGCCCACCCTCGTTTCCTGGCCTACTGTCGTTTCCTTATGTTCGTCGTTTACCACTTATACCTCCTGAAATAATTCGTTCGCCATTGCGCCCCAAGGACCTACCTATATTACTAGTGGGTCCCACTATGATCAACACGTCTGGTTCATTACTCGTGTGTACTGGGCAGGTCTTTCCTATTGCCCCGTAGTTTATTGATTCCATAGTAAAGTGTAAACGCGAAATCGCCATCTGCCCATTCTCCATAGTGTTCTATTCGACCTCCCTTATACAGGTTGTTCACGTACTCTCTGCCGGTCATTACTAATGATTGATCATTACGGGGCATAAAGTCTGGGTTGTCATAGCCCCTTGGCGAACCAATTAGCCGCCTGGTATCCGGCGATACCATATAGTAACGGTCTGCCCATATTGTGACCCCGCTATTATCTAGCCAGGGCCATACTTCGGTATACAAGACGGCTATGTCATAGTTAGCGGCCCCTATCTCCGCTAAGGCTAAGGGCAGGCTTAAGAAGTTCCGTACCGCACCCTTATGAGTGATCGTGAATTGGTGCCTCATACATCAGATCCTTCCGCTAAGTTAGGTATCGATTCCTCTTTGCCACTAACCGATCCAAGCGATTCACTATCCATCTTCACGCCCCGTGCCCTCATCTTAGAGTAATCAAACTTCACGTAGAAAGCAAAGGACTTACTGTTACGGGACTTAGGTTGTTCGATCTTAGTCAACCCAGTCTCCTTAGTTTCTTTCGTAGCTATCCATATCCAACTGTTGGACGAGTGTTCTGATATAGCACGAGCATACCGTATCTTACCTGACTCATCTACCTGACACAGCAATATAACTACACGGTTCTGGTTCTCCGCGTTGATCTTGCCATATCGAGCTACGGCACCCAGCTGCCTCCACTGGTCATCACCATCCATACCCTTCAAAAGCGATATGTAGTCAATGGTAATAACGTCCACATTGTATGCAGCAGTTGCGGCCATAATCTCTTCGGCCGTCATGTCCTCTTCGGGCTTGAAGATCGTTAAGCGACCGCCTTTCAGCCGTACCCTCTTGAGCCACTTTCTGAACTTGCGATAACACCGGTCTCTGTCATCTGTGGACAAGCGCTGGGTCAGAATGTCAGTCACATCATAGCCCGTCACGTTGGCCATAATACGGGCTGTCATTTCCCGTTTGGACATTTCTAGGGGTACGACAAGTACCTTGTAGCCCATCTCTGCTTGGTTGATAGCTATCTGTGCGGCCATAGCTGACTTACCACCACCGGAAGTAGCCCCTATAGTGAACAGAGAGCCCCTAAGAAGGCCACCAGAGGCATCATCAAACGGTGATATACCAGTGGGTATAACGTCTTCTGAATTATCTTCATACAGAAGACTTTGCGCTATCTTTAGGCTCGAATTGTTCTTGCCAAAGTGAACGAAAGAGTCTTCAGTGCTCTTCCTAGACCTAATTATGTTAAGCGCAGTTGCCGACTTCTGGAGTAGGTCGTCGATATCAACCTTAGACTTGCTAATGTGATCGCCCAAATAGGCTGCAAGGTTGTATATACCTCGTTTCTGTCTGTACTTGTTGAGTATCTTGGCAGCCCTACCAGCGTCGTCCACGTTCTGGACTGTAGCTATGGAATCCCTTAGATGGGACCGTGCCTCTTCGCTGATATCAGGATCTTCTATTAGAAGCCTGTACGTAGGGGACTGCCCGTTCTCCGCAGTAAGCCTTAGTATTGACCTATATACCTCCACAGACTCCGGGCTGTAAAAGTATGACTCGTCTATAGACCGCATTAGAGTTCCCGCAATCTTCTTATCGCGGTGACACAAGCCTCGTAATACGGTCAACTCTGCTTTAGGGGACGCTAGTTTCATTTTTTCTTAGGCACACCAAAAGTTATCGCTACGGCACTTCCCTTAATATCCACGTAGTCCACGAATACTCTGGGTAAGGTGCGAACCTCATATTTTCTGTCTAACCAGCTGGTCACGAACTTTCTGACTACTAGAGGTGTACCGCGCTCCGCAACGGTATTTGTATCTCTGAACCGTTTGTACAATAAGCCTGTGAGTTCCTCCTGCAAATATAGTGGCATTTCATAGGGATCAAGCTTGGACTCTCGGTGCTTTTTCACACTACCTCCACTCTTTGTTTAATAAGGCTTTCGCTGAAATAAGCTAGCCCGTTTATCGGTGTGAAAAGCTTGGTTGCTAAAAAGGATAGAGGATCGCAGCCAGCTATGACTACTATGCGAGGCACGTCGGGGTGCTTCTCTACTATATCCCTTGCCTTCTCCAGCCGCATAGGCGTCGATAGGGCCGTTAGGTTGGTCAGCACTATCATTGTCGGCGGTGCTCGATCGTGGTCCATCAGTGGATTGTCGAAGCCCCCAAATACCGGATTCCATACCACGTTGGCATCTGAACCCAAAGCCTTTAGATGGGCCTCTACTAGGTAGGCCGCAAAATACTTGGCCTTGGAGTCATCTGGATTACCGGATATCCCGTATATCATGGGAACCTCCGGGTTCTTCAAGAATCTCCTCAATGAAGCTACTTGTACCTTTGGTTCAATGAACTTGCCGTCCAGTGTTTCAGCATCGGGTACAAAAGGTACGGGATCAAACTTGAAGGCAGAAGTTCGCCACACATGACTAGGCACTATTGCCCTTATCTGAGGTCCCTGTTTGACCTCAATCTTTATGCCTTCGTATACGCCCTCCTCACTGCGTTTGACCTTTAGGGAATCGTAACCTCTTTTAAGCCCTTTCCCTCGGGGCTTGATTACGTCTACCATACTACTTCGATCCCTGTTATTACCTCATTGGTCTTTATAGATTTGTCTTGGCTAACCTTTAGCTCGGCCGCTATGTTCCCCTTTACGGACATGCCCATCAACTGCTGAACTTGAGCAGCCGTAAGCCCCTCACTTACGAGCCTCACATGTATGCCACAGAGCTCCGCATTCAAGACCAATACTGTTTCCCCTAGACCTTCGGTAACTAATAGCAGGCTCATCATAACTCCCAACTAGGTAATGTTGCGCTTTTCTTTTGTGTCAAGTAACTCTTTAGTGCTATTTGATCCCGTTCTGTTATTATAGGTTTGAACTTGGGCTTAATGCAGTTGAACCACTCGTTGCTCAAGCACCGCTGCCGAACATTCATGTCGTCCAAAAAGATACGCAAGATCGGTGGCGGCTTGTCCTCCCAAGGAGTAAGTACGCGAGATACCCGCTGTTCGCAGTTCTCGATATTCGAGCTCAGTGTCGTGTCATATATTGCAGATGCCCGAGGTATGTTGATGCCTGTTGATAGCAGCTTGGTATTGCCTACTAGAATACGAGCCTTATAGTTCCGAGCATCCTGAATCAATTTCTTCCTGAGATCCTTCTTGAGCCCACCAAAGAACGGGTGGGCCACTCTTTTGCCAGCCATGCGATTGATAGCCAAACAAAGGGCTTTAATCGGCGTGACCTGCGCAAGGGGTATAAGGACCATGTGCCCATCTTTTACGTCCTTCAGCGCCCATTTTGCTATCAACTTCAATCTAGCTGGGTTCTTCTCTAAGCGAGAGACCATCGATGTCCATAGGCCACCTTTATGCTGTGCCTTGTAGCCTGTTCGTACAAGCTTGATCGTGGGCTTCAGCCTCTCCACCTTGGCTTCATATATGATGGGTCCTATCAGGGCTTCGACGACTACGTATCTCAAGTCTTTACGGGAAGGCGTACCAGAGAGTCCTATCTTCCACTTGCAGTTAAGCCTGGACACTACGGTAGCAAAGCCCGTTGCTGCACCCATGTGTACTTCGTCAAGGACCATAACAGGGAACATGTCCCTGATCTTCTCTAAGAGTTTCTTACCTTTCTCAGACCTGAACGTCTGGTAGGTAACTAAACATACATCATACTTTAGGAAGTCCTTATACTTCTTGGCGAACCCTACTTGGTTCTTCTTGGCCGTAGTTAAAGCTGCTTGCGTACCAGAGCCGCAGAAAGTCTCGTAGAAGCCATCGAGCCATTCCCTTTGGGCTGCTAACACTATAGCCTTTTGACCAATCTTGCAGATAGCCGCTGTGGACAACACAGTCTTACCGCTACGTGGCGGTGCCTTGATAACCCCATACATTTTCTCAATGATGGCAGCTACCGCTTCTTTCTGGAAGTCTTTCAGAGTACCACTGAACTTGATCTTGCGCTTGAATTCTGAACTCGGTCGTTTAGACTTTATGGTCAGATCGCCCTTCTTCTTGAGCACAGATTTCAGAGACGCTTCTGTACCAGCGGGGACCGACAGGTATGTATTGCCGCCTATCTTCAATTCCTTGGCAAGGGCTATACCACCCTTGAAGGCCGCACAGTTAGGGCAGGCTTCTGCTAACTTGGTCTCTGAGGACAATCGATCATCATGCCACTCACACTCCTTACATGCCCTCTCTTCGAAGAAGTAGAATGTATTCTTGGTTATGAGTCTCTGAGTTAGCTTCTCCCCTATAGAGGATTTCTTTACGAACAGGGCTTCGCGTTTAACTAGAGTGATTTCGGCGTCAGGCATAGGACTAACTCAAATATTTGGATCATTTAGTTCCCCATTGATACGTGCCGCACAATTAACCTGGGTTCTTGACAGCGGAGGGGATCAGCCCTCAGGTACTCAGATATTCTCTGAATACCCAAGATCCTCATCGTACACACCCTATCGTTCTTATTAAGCTGGCCCTCGAACACGAACTCCAAACCATTGGTGTACTGAAGCGATTGGTACATAAACAAGTCAAGCAGGGCCCTAATCTTAGGCAACTCATTGAGCACCATATTGACGTGCGGGCCGTCTCTCAAGAACTTCCCTACTGCATAAGGACCTACATGCGCTAACTGTTCGTTTATGTCGAGGACACATTCTTTATTTACACTGTTAGTTATTAGCGCACACATGAGCACAGGCATCTTCTGTGAACCAACTACTTTAAATAATAGTTTCTGATATACCTTATAGGGTGTGCACCAACCTTCAACCACGTCATAGGCTGTATCGATTATCATGCCAGCTTTCCCTTCGAGTGACTCAATAGTTCAAGAGCCTTGATCATGCGCTCAAGTTGGAACGAAGTCTGGTCAATGTCCCTGACCAAAGTGTCCAACAATTCGACCAATGCTTCACCTTCGCTTTTGAGTTCTAATGCGGAAGCGACTATGCGGTCGATCATAGACTTACGTTGGTCCACCGTCTTATAGCCACTTAGCTCATCGTAGAACTCGGTGGTGATGTACCGCTTGATTACGTCAATGGCATCATCGAGCAACGAGGTATGGAGATTGGCTTGTACTCGAATTTCTACCATACGTGATCTATATGATGAGTCTTGAAGTGAGGACTCTAACAAGGCTTGCGGTGAATACTGCTTCTTACCGTACATCTGCCTCGATAGTCTAGCCGCATGCAATGCCAGCGCTTCATTACGGTCTTGGTCGACCTTTAGTTTCTCTCGGGTATTTCTTACTATCTCCCTAAACTTCTTATATTGCCCGTCCTCACGGATCTCGGCAATAATCTTTGACTTGGGGTTCTTCGAGTTCTTAGCCACGTGTGACCTTTCTATTGCTCTTCGAATATAGTCTCGATGATAGGATTTACCAGCGGTGATATAGCCAGGGTCCCTCGATTCGGATAGTTATAGACCACTAAGTCTTCGGTCTTGATTAAGACCTCTACCTCTGTGGCTTTTCCCTTATTCTGGAGGTAGGTTATCAAGTAGCCACCTTCGTTTTGGACCTCGAATCGGGTTACAAAGAAGAAGCCTACCCTGGTGCCACCGCAGCTCACAAAGAATATGTCGAACATGCAGCTCACGCTGAGCTTAGACTGGATCTCTAGCTTCGAATGGAAAGGAACTTCTTGGATAGGTAACATGAAGCCCGAACCTATATCATAAAAGGTACCGGGCTTCATATCTAGCGGCGCAAGCAGAGGACTCATGGGCTTAGTCCTGATTAAGAGACACGATAACCGCCGAGTTCTTCATCTGGAAGTTGATAAACGCATCGTTTACAATCTTCATGACCACCGAACCTGCACACTTTCTGACAGCTTCATCCAGGAACTCGAAGTCTACTTTGGCCTTGGTCTGGGTAGTACATGCAGCCTTCAATACCGTACGGGTAGAGCCATTGGCCGTCACGATCTCGAACTTGACCTTACCTTTATCTGTAGTTATCGCAATTTCCGAACGCTCTTTGGTGGCCACCGCACGAGCATTGTCCAAGAATTCTAATAGGGCGGCCTTCTCGATCTCCACTTGAGCTCCGTCTGCTTTAGACGCGGCCTTAGACTGGGTAACCACAGCGTCCAAACCAATGGCCGACTCCTCATCTTCTTGAGGTAGGGATAAAGACGCTCTCACTAACGCATTAGTAACATGCAGGTTAGATGAACCGAGCTCCAGTTTGAAAGGTGCCTTATGGAATACGTCGAGTACCGCTGTGGCTGTATCGAAGGGCAGCACAATGCTCATATCGCCTGTAATCTCTTTGCTGTTCACGTAAGCGATATGATCCCTATCGTAACAGGCAACGAATGCTGATTTATTCGTGAGCCTGATAGCTACGGGCATGAATGTGTTTAGCAGTGCATTAGGTTTCAAGGCTACGGTATTGACTGCCGACTTAAGCCATTCTGCCTGTTCAGAGTTAAGCTTGATGGCTTCCCCCTTTGAGGTGTCTTTATCGGCTTCCACCTCTAGCGCGTCAACTGTGGCCAACTCACATTTGTAGTTGGAGGCCGATATCTTGCACAAAGTCTTGTCGTAGTGAATCTCTAACTCCTTACGACCTTTTGTGGCATCCCTCAGTGTGTTAAGACTGATGGCAAACAGGTTCTCGCCACTCACCGTTGAGGGCATCAATACAGAACACCGCGATATTTCAGCGGTAGACTGCATCCACGCCTTCTTACCATCAGTCTTTATAACTATGTTGCCTGATACTGGTGGTGCAAGTCGGGAGACCACGCGAATAGCCTCCTGTAGAACAGTGTTATCGATTTTAATTTTCATGGTCAAGTAATAGTGAGGGTCAGTGTGCAAGTTGTGGAGAGGTTCTTATCATCTGTGACTCGATAGGTGAACTCATAGTCCCCAGGTGCAGGGTCTTGGAGTTTGATGATACGTACGGTATTGAACTGGATAGCGCCGCCCGGTGCAACTGTGGGCTGGGCAACCAATGTCGATTTGAACTCACCGCCCGGAGGGTTGGCTATAATCTCGATGCTTAGGGGTTGTGCTGAAGATTTAGCCTGAAACAGGTACGGCCATTGGAAGTCGAAGAAGCCGCATACCATCTGTGACGAATTCAGAGCCATAGAGGCAGCCCAGCGCAGGGTCGCGTCTTCTGCCTCTGGGGGTGTAGGCGTAGCTGGTGTGTAGGACTCGTTGTCCATAGTGATGGTGAGGTTACCGATAAGGACACCTGGGCCGAAATGCAGGGTCTGGCCTTGCGTCGGCATAGAGAACCAGCGATAGAAGCCTGTAGAATTGGTATCAACAAATGAAGTATAACCAAGCCATGGGCGCAAGCGGAACTCCAGGTCGTTGTAGTAGGCAGCCATGTATTGCGGAACCCCATAGTTCGAACCATCTTGAATTCGGGGATGTAGTGTCACCGTGGTGATCGATACCTCGCCCTCAAGTAACTCGAATTCGGTCTCTGTGCCGTCGAAGTCTGTTTCTTCGATAGCAAAGAACCCGGATATCTCGTTCGTCAACGTGTTGATCACAGGCAGAATTGTCTGTTTAACGGGTTCAACGAAAGGCAGGCCATACTGGTTGTTGGTGTTAGTCATTTTCACTCCTTACGGTTACATAAGCTATATCTGTGCCTCTGCATGTGATGCCGCAGAAACACTCCTCAGGGGCGTCCACTGTAATGATTCGTGGGTCATTCTCAGTTACCACCTCCTGATCGACAGCAGTTATCAAGCACTGCCAAGGACCAACGTCACTATTTACTAAGCAGAGCTCGCCTACAGATGGTTCGATGAATGCCTGACCATCGTAGATTAAACAATCGTCTAGGAGCCCTAGCTGCTCCTCACCTTCAGGGGTTATAACTGTTAATATCATCATGAATCCTTATTGCGGGACGCTGAATTCACCACGTATAAGATTTCAAACGTGTCGAAGCCCCATTCTTGAGCTATCTGCTCCAAATGTGCGCTGTCTTTAGGACTCTCCTTGTAGGCCTTTACGGCTGATCTCAGATCAATAGCCCTAGGATCGAGGACTAACGTTAGTATGTCCCCAAGCTTAAGGTTAGACTTGAGCTTGGCTTTCAGAGCAGGCAACTTGATATCCGAGTTAAGGTACTGCACGATCATTAACTGGACCTCTTTTCGTAGCTGATATTTTGAAATCTTGTATAACGCGGTTTGTATAAAATTCAGGTACGAAGGCTTTGTCGCTACATTAACGTAGTCTGCGGTTGTCAGTGATTTATGTACCAATTGAAAGTCCTGCTCTGGGTGAGCTACCGCAAACCGCAGGGCTGATTCAACATTGGCTCTCAAATCCTGGTGCCTTATTATTCGAATATTGCACTCTGATAGGGCTACCAGAGCGTCACATATAAACAAGACCTGCCTGCCCGTCTTAGGCTCGTACTTCTTAGCCATAGCTACAGAAGGCAAGATGATGGGTAGCGCAGGTTGCTCTGTAGCGTAGTGGAAGATTTTGACCTCCGCTTTTGATACCAGCCCATAGCTGATACCCAAGTCCTTGAACACGTCACCTATCTTAATGGGCGACTCGCTTATACCAAATGCTTGAATGATTCTAGTGCTCACTGGGGTGCCCTTTCACTATGTTGGCCACACCTTTACTCTTTATGACCGTAAACTCAGAGGCGCCTTCGTAGCGCTCGTCAGTCTTAGGCGTTATGATCACAATCGAAGGTATGATTTGATTTATCACGGGTAGCAGTGCCTTGAATGCTTGTGTGGTCTCAATAGAAAAGTTGGCTGTAGGTTCGTCAAGGATGATTATGTTTGATCTCTTCTTATGGGGCACAAAGGTCAATAAGGCTAAGACCAGTATGATCGTGAACAACTTGGATTCCGCACCACTAAGTTTGCGAACATCCGATACCTTAGTCTTCTTACCATACTTACGGTGCACCAATAACGCTAGTTGCGAAGTATCCCATCGGAATTCAAACTGAAAATCCTCGGGGAACACGATTCGCGCATACTTGTTAATTACAGTTACCAACCTATTCGATATTGCCTGAACGGCTAATCTCTTCATTGCCTTATCGGAGTAAGCCTCGATCAATAACTTGAGTGGCTTCTCGTTCACCAACTGCGCCTTGAGATCTTTTAGTTTGGTTGCCAGCCGCTTCACATTGGCGTAAGCCATCTTTTGGGTCTCTAACTGGGCTCTAAGCTTCGACAACTCTTCGTGAACTTCGTTGATACGTGCCTGTAGCAGAGGTGCAGCCGCCGCTGCTACCCTCTGCTTATCGCTTACCTTCTGAATGGCTATTACCATATCAAGGTTAGGCTGAAGAAATTTCAGGAGCTTTAATCGGTCTTTGTCCTCATCGACCATTCGCTGCTTGACCGCCGCCTCTAGTTTCTTGCCCTCAAAAGGACGGGGCTTACGAGGCAGATTCGATAGGTCTTCATTAAGGTCTGCATATCGACTTAGCTTCTCGATCCTAGGCTGCAGGTTCTCTAATTCGATCTTGATCTCACGGATTTCCTGCTTGTTTGTTGCCCTCTGCCTTCTGACCTCTTTGTAGGCTTCCGCTTTGTCGAAGTCAGCCAGTAACCGCTCTAGCTTCTTTATCTTAGCCTTTAGGACCTCTGGGTCCTTAACACGTACTGACTGACCGCAGGTCTCACATGTGCCACTCTTGAACTCCTGTGCATGGTCATACTGGTGTTCCAATGACTGGAGTTTGTTTAAGGTTTCACCACGGTCTATATCAGGTGCCTCAACCTCTTCGGCTACCAGCCCTTCTTGCTCTGCCTCTAGGTCAGCTAAACGGGCCTTCAAGCTCTTTCGGTTATGCTTGAGTTCCAACAGTTTAGACCGAGCAGAGCTACACTTCGACTTGGCTTCTTTAGTACCCAGCTTATTTATGAGCTTCCTAGCATCGGGTGTCAGTTTATCCCACGCCTTGCTGTAATTGGCATTATCGCGTTTATACTGCTCCCACTCCAAGGCTGCCTCTAACTCCTGGACGTTCTTTTTTAAGGCCCATTCTGTATCACTGACTACGGCATTGAACGACTCTTCTGTTATCTCACCGTGGCACAGAGACTTCAGGACATTGATCTGCTCTTTAGCTAGGGACTCAAAGGCTAATAGGTTGTGAATGGTCTGGAGCTTGCTGTTCTTCTGATTCAACTCATCTACCAAGGACTCCTTGATCTTAATAGATTCCCGAAGCTTGATCAACTTATCTTTATCTATCCTATTGCCCTTCGCTGCCTCATACTCCTCACGGATTTCTGAATAGACAGCACGTACCTTATTCAGGGCCGCAAGCTCGGCCACAAAGAGCTTGCGTTCGATATCCATCTTGTCCAGGCTAAAGAAGGAATTGAAGAACCGTTTTCGTTCAGTGGACGACCCCATTACCAATGGGTGGGGAATACGAGCATCTAGGTGAACGTAGGTATTGAACTCCTCCTCGTTGATAGGCAATACCTTTTTTAGCCATTGCCTGGCCAACGGTTTGGTCCGAAATTTCTTTTCGGTACCATCTATAGAGACCTTGATCTTGCTCGCAGATTTCTGTAGAACGATCTTCTTTTTACCCAGCATGAACTGGAGAGCCCGCGTCCCTTCTTTAACTGAGTCCTGCCGTTCCCCGATGATAGGTGTTTCATACAGGATCTCCCCTACTTGAGAGAACAGGGAACTCTTTCCTGCACCATTGCCATTACTATTGGCTTTAGTGTTAGAACGGTTCAGGCCATATACTACAGAGATTCCTGGCTTGAATTCGAATGAAGCGTCCTTGAAGATGATAGAGTTCTGGAGCCTAATCTTATTGAAAAGCACGGACTGTCCTTATTATTTAGGGTGAATTTCCTTGATGAGGCGGTAAAGCTTTGCCGACAGTAACTCCTCGGGTGATGTCGCAAATTGCTGTGCTAGTCCCTTGATCTCAACTAACGTCGCATTAGTTGCGGCCAACGCGCCTAAGCTTACCTTGAGCTTCTGTGCGTTCCCTCGAAGTTCTTTATTGATAGGCGTAGCCCATACCTTTCTGTGGCGTGCGCCATCCAATACCGTGTCATTCAGCACAAAGCTATTAGCCCACAGGAGTTTGTTAATCAATTGGAAGCCGTCTTGGGCATCCAGCAAAGATCGTTGAACTTCCTTAAACTTGCCTCCATAAACGGCAGTCAATATGGTAACGACTAGTCTATCATCTGAGGATTCAGTGGACGACAAGACCTTCGATATATGCTCCTTACTGAGTCTTGAAGGTTTGGTATCTAGTCCTTCATAATACTGTTGGGCGGCTTGCAAAAGGTTAGCCACCGAACGCATTTCACCACCCGATGCCTTAACTATAGCCTTCAGAAGACTCTTCTCCTCGTCCATAACATACTTCATTTTCTCGCCCTTGGCAATACGAACTGCCTGTTTGAGCAAGTCAGAATTAGTATGGGACTCCAATACGAATTGGGTGCAGCGTTTAGCGATTGCCAATCCGTTACCAGACGTGAATTTCTGGGGATCCATGGAGCACAAGATCCACAAAGTGTTCTTTGCAGGCTCTTCCAGGGGCTTCAGTAATGCAGCAGAAGCTACCGCATTGCTTAGGACGCCTTGCGCTTCGTCAATACATATAACCCTCTTCTTAGTCTGGGGCCTAAACTTCGCTGTCTGAATCCAGCTTCTTACATCTTCGATGGTTCTTTGTTCACCAGCGTTCACCTCGATATAGTCAGGATGCCCTTCAGCCTTTTCAATACCGTTAAGGGCTGCTGTCAGTGCTCTGGCTAACGTAGTTTTGCCTACTGAAGAGGGTCCTGTAATAAGCAAGGCATTCGGTATCTTCCCAGAGCTAACCATCCCTTTCAATCGTGTTACAGCCGCCTCATGCCCAATCAAAGTATCTAAGGTGAGGGGTCTATATTTTGTGTGAAACGCTGTCATTTAGTAACCTCAAATATGTGAACAACATAACCAGGGCGAACCTGCGTGGTCGCAACATGCCTCCCTGGTTTCGGTGGCAGCTCAATGCCTGTCTCGTAGAAAGCAAAGACACGGCTGCATTTGCGAGCCCTAGTGTTGACCAGAGCCCACAGGCATAAACAGTTAGTGGTAACCTCTACCTGTACCGATAGTATCTGGGCCCTCTTCGGGAGGATCAATCGATGGGTAGGGTTTCTCCAATTCAGAACATACTTGATGACCTTCATTCTTCATCTTGGTACTTCTTTATCTCTCGGTTCATACAGGTCTCAACTGTTTCAGAACACGCTTTATAGAGTTGGATCTTGCATTTACGAACGTCATCACCTGACTCTATCTCTGCGGTTTCTGTCATAGACACTACCGAAGGGTGGAATTGTTGAATCTGTACGGTACGGCTTACTGTTACGCTTATGGTCTTGGTCTTCATATATTTACTTTAGCCTGCTAAGTGGTAAGTGGTTTTTCTGGCTGCCTGTCTTGTAGGCACGAGCTAATTGCTTCTTGAGTGACGTAGGGGACTTGCAGACCCTACAGTATGCACTGTTACATCGTCCATATTTAGCTAAGTCTAATACCTCCTCTTCAGTCTGTGCGGTCAAAACTCTTTGGTGCCTTTTCTTGTAACGTTCGGTCCGGGCCTCTATGGCCTTGAAATCTGAGGTCCGCAGTGTCATGTACCAGATCACAGGTGCTTCCCACGTAGGGTTGTCTCGACGAATGAACATCAAGACTACACCTTTGACCTTAATACCATATTGACGCCACAGCATAAGCGCATAGGTTTCTACTTGCTCTGTATAAGCTACCCCAGGATTTGTCCTCTTCCTGGGCGCTGATTTTACCGATGTGGTCTTGAAATCAACTATCCAATAATTCCCTTCATTATCCCTATAAATGGCATCGATATGACCCTTTACCCCTTTGTGGTTAATCTCCACTTCATGGTACTTCATGGGCATATCGCAGCACTCGTTTTTCATTGAGCACTTGCGTTTCTTGCCACATATTTTGCATTCCCAGTTAGCCAGGAACTTACCACTGGTTCCCAGATATTTCTGCAAAACTTCGTGGACAGTAGTTCCCACTGATGTGTAGAATGAACCATTGAGATCCATTACCTGGGCTAATCCCATTGTCGCATGTTTAATGAAGAAAGCAGGCGGACAGAAAGGTAATTGGGAAGGCCTGAGGTACTTTAATCGGCTAGGGTCTCCTTTAGTAACCGTATATACCTCTGTGCAAGATTTGTAGAGCTTGGTCAGTTCCTGTTCTATACCCATGACAAATTTTATTGCAGTTTATGTGGAGGAACTATGATTATCCAGATCACAGATTATGGACACACCATAATCGAATCAAACGTCGGCCCTATAGTGCTCGACGTGTACAAACTTGGATCTGACTACAATTACGTACCACAGCCTACAGACACCGACATCCACGGTACTGAAGTATTCTCCGGGGGAGTTAGTGTACCTGACGCTGTGAATGCCAACGTGGTTCGGTATTCCATGTATTTACAGTACAACCTAGGCCCCTTTGACTTTGGGGAAATAGGTATCTACTACCAAGGTCAGTTGTTTGCTCTGGGTGCAGCAAACGCCCTGATAGAGAAATTGGCACCTACGTCTAGCTCGGTTGGCAACAGTATAAGAATCGATGTTTACCTCAGCGTTACGGGTACCAACTACAATATGTGGCTGGACTACGCTGAGTCGGACAACAGGTTCAAGATGGCTACGTTGCATAGCCCTGACCAGTTGCCACCTAGCCATGCTGCGGTACCCAACGCTTACATCATCCAGGGTGCTGATAGCTCTCAAGGCCCCTGCTTGGCCTTCACTGACAGAAATGGCTTGTGGAGCTTCGACGCTTACCAATATGCCACGATCGTTACGGGTACCATTACTGCGGTAACCAGTACGTCAGTTGATTTGTCGATCACGCATTACTCACCGAAGATGAATCCCTCTTACTTCGGTGAAGTGGTATTGGAATTCATTACAGGCGAACTGTTCTCCATATGCCGCTACGTAAAGACAGCGGTTGTCGCAGGTAATACAGTAACCCTGGTGTTCGACACGCCACTGATGATCTTGCCAGAGGTTGGCGATAAGTTCGTGACCTTCAATAGGACCCAATCATCGACTACAATACCTAACATACCACAAGCTACGGCTACCGTATTGGGCGGCATTAAAATAGGGCCGGGCTTGACCATTGCCCCGGACGGTGTTGTTAGTGTTGATCCTCTGGCATTGAGCTTGGTTACGTCTGTCAATGGTCAGATTGGTGACGTGACTATCAACGCGGGTAATCTGCCTGATCTGGCAGCCGTTGGCATAACTAATGACTACAACAGCCTGAACAACAAACCTACACCTTATTCGTTGCCTGCAATGACTACGGTGACCCGGGGTGGTGCAAGACTTCCCTTGAACGGTAACCTGATAACTACCGGAGGCGATGTTCTTGACCTGGGATTCGCACCTGTCAAGAGTGTTAATAGCCAGTTGCCCGACGTTGATGGCAATGTCAATGTGGTTGCCTTAGTAGAGGGCTTAATTGACCCAACAGAGATACCGAACGGGGCTAATCTGGATACCTATACAGATAATGGTCTGTTCTTTGTTGTGGTAGCCAATGCAACATCTCTTACCAACGCACCTTCGGGAACCACAGGTGCTGCTACGCTAGAAGTGGTGCCCTTGTCGACCAATAACACAGGTGAAGTAGTTCAGCGGTGGACTACGGCGACCAAGCAGTGGTGGCGCAAACTTACCTCGGGTGTGTGGCAGTCTTGGGTAGAAGTAGGTACCGGTTCTATTCAGATAGCTACCTCTACAGTATTGGGTGTCGTTAAGATAGGTTCTGGCTTGACCATCGATGGCTCAGGACTTCTGACAATCAATCCACCCACTCTGCCGATTGCTACGAGCTCCATACTAGGTGCCATACGGGTTGGCACAGGATTAGCCATCAATAGCGGTACCGGTGTTCTATCAGTGGATCCCGCTAACATAGCGGTTGCCACAACTTCTACACTGGGCGTCGTTAAGATCGGTTCAGGATTGGCCATCACATCAGATGGTACACTAAGCTCTACCGGCAATAACATCGCTACGGTATCTACTGTGGGTGTCGTCAAAGTAGGTGTAGGACTCTCCGTTGACATAACAGGTAACCTTACGTCGAATCTCCGAACCGTTAACGGTATTAGTCCAGATGCTGGCGGTAATGTCGTGGTCTCCGCGGGCGGCGATAAGCTTGATCGAGTTAATGGTACAGCTACGGGCCTGTTCTTGGCCTTCTTGGAAGGCGGAAATGCGTCCACAACGTTTAACCTTAATGTTGATGCAGCCAACGTTCAACACTTTACGGTAACCTCCGGTGCTACCATGACCTGGAGTTTCAGTGGGTGGCCTGCAAGTACATATGCAGAGCTTCAAGTAGAGCTTACCAACGGTGGGCTACGTCTGCATACGTTCCCAGGTGCAGTGCAATGGGTTAATCCTGACGGTAGCACCACAACGTCGTTCGCTACCTTCATGAGTAACCTGCGGGGAGCTACTAACTTCCAAGCAGCCGGCACAGACTTCGTTATTTTCTGGTCTCGGGACGCGGGCTCCATTATCTACGCTAGGGTGCTCTAAAAAGCCCTCTAGACTTTGGATATAGGAAGTCCTGATAAGCATACCAGTATTTTGGCATGTTTGTTTTCTTAAGCTTAGGGACCACAAGTTCTTGAAGCTCAGGCAGCTCTAGATTGGATACCAACTCTACGAGCTGCCTGTTTATATGTAGATCGACGTGGTGTGTCTTTAGCCACAGCTTTTCTTCTCGGGTTCCATTAGCGTACCAATTCTTGATCGACCCCCAGGTCTTAAGTATTTTCTTAGCCTCACTTGGTGTCTTATACTGAGGTATGTTGTCTGTGGGATCACCTATCAGCGTTTGAAACGCTACCATCTGTGAGCACTTAACACCCTTCTTGGCTTCTGCTGTGGCCACCTCGATGTATTCAGGCGGGTCCAATGCAGAATCATAAATAGAGACCCTGGGGCCCAGTACTTGGTAAGTGTCTTTATCCCGGCAGCCAAGTATAACTTTAGCCTTCCCCCTCCCGAATTGTTTAGCCACCGAGGCTAGAACATCGTCGGCTTCATACTTCTTTGGCTGTATCCACGCAATCCCTGCGCTTTCTAGATACCGCTGTACAGCAGGCAAGTATGAATAAATTTCCTTACTGCTATCCTCAGTATCCCCGCCTTCAGTATTCTTGTGACGTGTGCCCTTATATTCCTTATATACCTTATACCTGAACACGGAAGGACCGTCAAAGCCAACCAACAAATGGGTAGCCTTCACTGCACAAGCGTCCTTCATGATCATGCTTAGGAATGCATAGGGCAAAGCTTCTTCAATAGAACGGCTAGTCTTCAGCGTGAACCACCGTCTGTGAAGGTACCAGTTACCATCAATGGCGAGTATTTTCATTGTAGGGTTATAGAGTAAGGTTGGTCCTTCGCATCGATCCTCAACATGTATTGAGAACCCTCTAAGCTGTCAACGACCGTATCTGTTTCTGGATCATAATAAGAAACGGAGAAGTAGGGCCCATAGCGCTTGACCGCCTCGTTGATCCGCGGCAAATACTCAGCATCGAGCTCCAGACTAGATGCCAATAAATCGATGTAGCACATGACCAAACGACCATTGTTTGGTGCGTTCAGCAGTGCTCGTGCAGTCATTATTATACCTGCATATATCATAAAGCCTCCTTATAGGCTTATATTTACTATTTAAAATTAGTCCAAATTTTATCGCATAACTTGAGGGCACCAGAGATGGACTACAACTTCAACGATCCCTTTGGTTACGCATGGACAGAATATGCGTTCACCATATTAT